TAATTGATCCAACAAGTGATAAGAGAGGTAGAGTTTATAGAGAACTTATCCCAAAATATCTAGACCCAGCCATAATGCAAATGGTCACTATTAAGTAAAATATTTTAAAAATAATTAATAAAAGGCTTGCTTAGGCAAGCTTTTTTTCGTATATTTAGGTATTAGAAACAAATAAAATAAAAGTTATGATACCAACAGCAGAAGAAGTTTTAGTAAAAAATAACGTTTTTAAAGAACCTAAAATAGGTAGTTTTAATTTAATAATTCACAGAGATGCTTACGTATTTGCTCAAGAAAATATAAAAAGAGCAATGATTGAATTTGCAAAAATGCATGTAGCAGAAGCTTTAAAAGCAGCTAGTGAAAAAGTACAAATAACTGACTATGGCTATTCTATAGATACAAATTCAATCCTAAACTCCTACCCAGAATCAAATATTAAATAAGATGAGCGAATCAAATCTTTCACATCAAATCGATCTACACAGAAAAATAAATACTATAGCTCAACTAGAAGTACCAGTACCGATAACCTCTCCAGCCCATTCACTTTTTGTACAAAGACAGAGAGCTGCTCGTAAATACTTAACCGAAAGATCCTCAGAAGTAGTACAAGAGGAGTTATTACACTATATAGACTACTGTAACGAAAGTATTAAGAAATATCTAGGACTATGAGTAGACTTAAAATACTATTTAAAATACTATTTTTTAAATATGATGCTAACAATGTAGATACATTCCCTTTGGTATTTGTAAGTGCAATTCTTTGGTTAGGAATATTTTTAATTATTGGAGTAATAAGTAGATTATGAGAGGTAAAAGAACATACTGTGAAGATCTTTCACCAACACTAAAATCCATTCGTTCACACAAAAATCATGGTAAAATCATGACTATAAACGATCAACAGTACGAGTGTATAGGGGGTGATATATTTTTTAATCTTAAAACTTATCGCATAGAAAAGTTGGTAAATTAAAATAAATTTCGTATATTTAAGTATAAATTTAAAAACAAAGGTTATGAAAAACATTCATGTATTACCAACAGACAAACCAAGTAGGTTATATTGTTATAAAAATAATTTATTTTTAACTACTGAAAGCCATTTGAATGTTCCTTCTACGAAGTATCAAAACATCTACATCACTTCTGATGAAGAAATTGAATGGGATAGTTATTGGTTAAACAGAGATAATAATGTTGTTTCTAATGGAGCAATGTTTGAATTAGCAGATAAAGCACCAAGTTGTAAAAAAATCATCTTAACAACAGACCAAGACTTAATTGCAGATGGTGTACAAGCTATTGATGATGAGTTTTTAGAATGGTTTGTTAAGAATCCAAGTTGTGAGGAGGTTGAAGTTGAGAGGTTTCACGGAATAAATACTTCTATTGCTGAAGTAAACGCTATTAGTGGAGATGGTTCTTTAAATTGGGAAGGTAAAAGTGATTTGAGAGATTACAAAATCATCATTCCAAAAGAACAACAAAAGCAACACCTCATCGATATGATGAAATCAGATGAAGAGTTAGGATTGTATGACTATGGTTGGTGTAAAGGAAATGTAGTATTACCACAAGAAGAACCTAAAGATGTAGTGTTAGGATATAAAACTTCTTTAGTGGCTCAAATGCTTGATAAGATAGAACCTAAACTTATCAAATGCTATTGTGGTCATACAATAACTTGTGATTGTGGACCTGAACAAGAAATTACTTTAGAAGACATATTCAATGAAGAAAAAAAGAAAGGTGTGAAAGAGTTAATTGACAAACATAAACAAGAAACACTTGAACAATACCTACAAAGAATAAAAGACAGACGTACAGAAGATGATTACAAGTACACTGATGAAGATTTTGAAAAGTATAAACAATACATTTCAGATTGTTGTAAAAGTGGAATGAGTGTTTATAAATGTCTTGAATTTATGTATTTTGCAGAAAAAGATATGGATGACCAGTTATTCAATAGAGAACCTAAACAAGAAACACTTGAAGAAGCTGCTGAAAGATTTGTTGAAGCTAAACAGTTTAGAACAGAAGAAAAAGATAAATCAAGGAGATATTGTTTTATACAAGGAGCTAAATGGCAACAGGAGTTCGACGCTAGAAAATTTTCTTCTGATATGTTAGACACACTTGTTAAAGAAATTAAAGGGCAACAAGAAAAAAGTTATAGTGAGGAAGATGTTATAAACATCCTTGAATCTCTTGTTGAACATCCAACTAAGCCAGGTTATAAAAGAAGAGATATTATAAAGTTTATTGAACAATTTAAAAAGATAGTTTATGAAACAAGAAGAAATTGATAAAGCTGCTAAAGCAAATGCCTTAATTGAACTAGAAAAGTTTGCAGCTACAAAAGAGCGTTTTAAATTATCTTGTAAAAATTCTTTTATAAGAGGTTTTGAACTTGCACAAGAAAAAAACAGATGGAAAACAGTATTTGAAGAAACACCACCAAGCAATATCGAGCTATTAGCTGAAAGTCCTGATGGGGTTATTCACTTAACATACTGGAGAGCAGGATATCAAATCTTCTCTTGTCAAGTTAAGTCAGAATCAAGTGATGATTGGAAATGGAAACAAATTTAAAAAGAAATAATATGAAACAAATTAAAATATTTACAATTACATTTGTAGCAATGCTAATACTAATGTTAATAGTAGTAAGCTGCAGACAACAACCGGTACTCCAAAAAGGAGAATATAAAGTAGTAGATACAACACATACTTCTAGAAATGGTATTAACATGGTATTAGGGTATGATGTTATCATAAAAATAGATAGTTCGTTCTATGCTGGATATTTAGATTCAGAAGGAAATTTATTTGAAGTTAATCCAAGAAAACTTAAATTGCAGAAATAATGGAAGATTTTTTCGAAGACTTAAAAAACAGACCAAGACCAAACATATTCAAAAGGATATTGATGTGGTGGGAACATGATGGTAGATACCTACACAAAGAAATTAAATGGGGTATTCAAAACATCATTTACTGGTTTCCAGTTATATGGAAGGACAGACACTGGGATGACCACTTTATCTTTGAAGTACTAAAACATAAACTCAAAGCACAAGCAAACGAGATTGGTACTAAAGACAGACATACCAGAGCACAACTTGATGCCAAAAGAATGAGACTATGTGTTAAATTAATCCAATTAGTTCAAGATGAAACATATGCTACTGAATACATGGATTACCATAAAGACAGAGTATGGTTTACACCTTGCAAAGACAGGCCAGGATCTTCCCTATACAACTCACAAGAGGTATGGGAAAAGTATGATGAGTTGTTTAAAAAGTATAAACTAATATATCGAAAAGTGTTAAAAGGAGCAGGTCCATTTACTTTAGATGGAAGAGATGAATCTGATATGAAAAGAATCATTGCTATGAACATTTGCCATATCAACCAAAAACGTGCTCAAGATCTACTATTCAAAATAGTAAATGAGAATATAAATCGCTGGTGGGATTAAACATATGGAAATAATTATAACAATAATATTAATAATAATACTCGTAGGTATAGAGGTAGCTGGGATTTGGTATGTGAATAAAATTAATAACAAACCTGACGAAGATTTTAAAGACTGGGACGTAACAGTAGTAGATGGGTTAGATGAATTAGAAAAACAAGAAAAAGATGAGTAAAGTTAAAATATATTTAGACGACGTAAGAACACCAATTGATCCAGAATGGAAAGTAGTTAGAAACTATGAGCAATTTGTAGATCAAGTTACTTACTATGGATTAGAAAACATTGAGATAATATCATTAGATCACGATTTAGGTCCATCAGCAATGGCTGAATGGCATTCAAACGTGTATCACAATTATGAATTGAACTATGATAACATTACGGAAAAGACTGGAATGGATTGCACAAAATGGTTGGTTAATCAATGGTTGGATGGAGCTCCTGTTGTTGATGTTGTAATACATTCTGCAAATGCAGTTGGTAGTGCAAACATGATGGGATACATTAACAACTACAGACACATTCACCGATTACCTCAGAATTGTGTAAGAGTAAGAATTGAACATACAGTATAAATTATGATAGGAGGAGCACAACCAAAAGTACTACTAACTCAAAACGAGGATGGTAACTTAGAATTAAACAAATCATTTGAAGAAATATTCGGAACAGAATATATGCAGTACAAACTAGTAAGAGAAAGAGATGGTCTAACAAAACAATCTCCAAATATAATGTGGTTAGAGTTTAATGAAGATGGTAAATTCAAATCACAACATAAAGAAATAGCAGTTGGGAGAAGTTTAATTATGTCCCCATTTAACGCATTCTTTACTTGGCAAACAACTACAGTAACTGAGATTGTAGAGCAGAGAGAGGATTATATTAAGTTTAAAACTGAAAATTCTTTGTATGAATTATTTGTTTTATCAAAATAAATTTCGTATATTTAAGTATTATTAATTTAAAAAACAAATAAAAGTTATGACATTAGATCAAAATTCAACAACAGTCAAATTGTACAAATGGTTTTATGGTGTTAGTGAAAACCAAGGATTACCAAACAACTTATGCCCATACTTCTGGAAAGTAGTATTGATGTATTTAACAATCATTCCTTACACAGTATTTTCAATTCCAGTAGTTATCTACGATCTATTGGATAAACAATATGAGAATGGAGATAGAAGTGTAGGAGCTAGATTAGGTATTAGTGCAGGTGTTTATATAGCAATATGGCTTGCTGCTTGCGCAATTACTTCAATTATTGGATTGTTTGTTCATATTGAACCAAAAACTTTTTGGGAGTTCTGTCAATTTATGGGTTGTATGATTTGGGCAGCTGCAATTATTGTTGGTACTATACATGGAGTTGGTTGTTTAAGAGAGTATATAACAAAAGATGACTCTTATTTTGATCAAAACCAAAAGAAGTGGGTAACTAAGAAAGCTAAGGTTAATATGACTGCTGAATTCATTAAAGCAAAATACAACAAGTATTGTCCTAAAATTGATTGGAAATAAAAAATAAAAGTTATGACAGAATTACAAAAATGGCAAGCAGTTAATCAATGCGAAACTCAGGCACAACTGGCAGATCTAATTACTAAATTTACTGATAAAGATGGAATGATTCAAGGTAGAGAAAGAAAGTTCGATGCCAGTGAAATGATTATTGGATTGTCATTCTTTATGGAGGATGAAGCACCTTCAAATGTTCTTACAAGAGAATTTGGAATCAGGCAACAAGCAATTTATTTAAAAAACTCAAGAAAGAGATTATGAAAAAATACAAACTAATACAAAAATACCCAAGTTTAGCAAGAGATTGGGAACCTGGAATGGAAGTAGGTACTGGAGACAGAAATTATGGATATTCTCCATGTTCTGGAAATTACACAGATTGTAGAAAATTAGACAATAATGAAGTAGAAAACAACCCAGAATTCTGGCAAGAAGTAGTTGACCATGAATTTGAAATTATATCATTCAAACAGGATTCAGGTGTAACAGATCTTTGGACAAAATTTAGAGAAGGATGGAGTAGAAATGTAAATGGATATCCTGTAACAGGACCATACTCTACAGAGGCAATTCTAAAAAATCCACTATACAAAATACATTCAGTAAAACGTCTATCAGATGGAGAAGTATTTACAGTAGGTGATAGAGCAAAAGTATATGAATATGGTTCTATAAAAACTATAGATAGTATGACTTTGGTTACAAAATGTTCCTCAATGAAAGAAGGAATATGGCTTAATTACAATTCAGGTAGTTCTCATATCACTCATGCTATTAAACAAATAAAACAACCACTGTTCATAACACACGATGGAAAAGATATTTTTGCAGGAGACCAAGTATGGTGGGTGAGGAAAGATAATTCATATTACGATTCTTTTATATCAGTACCAGGAATGAAATTTCACTCAAACCTAAATGCATACTTCCTAACAGAAGAAGCAGCTTTAGATTATATTGAAAAAAATAAAGTTCTTTTTACAACAGAGGATGGGGTTAATATTAAAGAAGGAGACATGTACTACTTCGTAGATACGGACTTTAGCATACACACAATGAAAGCACATTCAGGAGCTGGACAATATTCAGAAAGAAAATACTTCTCAACAGTTGAAGAAGCACACGAATATGTTATGCAAAACGTAAAAGCATTATCAATAAAGGATTTTTGGGAGATAACATGCATGTCAACAAGCAATTTCAATAAGAGTACTTATATGAGAGATTTAGTAAAAAAGGCATTAGGAATAAAATAAATGACAAAAGGCTTGCTTCGGTAAGTCTTTTTTCGTATATTTAAGTATAAATAAAAAATAAAAGTTATGAAAAAAATTTGGCACATTTCGGATACCCACACGTATCACGATCAATTAACGATTCCTAAAGATATCGATATGGTTATACACTCAGGTGACTGTAGTAACCCAAGAGATCCTTACAACAACGAACCAGAAGTAAGAAATTTTATTCATTGGTATAAAAGTTTACCCATCAAGCATAAAATATACGTTGCAGGTAACCACGATACCTCTATTGAAAAAAAATTAGTTACTAAAAAAGATTTTGAAGACTATAATATTCACTACTTAGAAGATGATTTAGTTGAAATACAAGGACTATTCATTTATGGAAACCCATACACACCAAACTTTGGTAACTGGGCTTTCATGAAAGACAGAGTTAAGTTAGACAGGTACTGGCCTCAGGCAATACCATCTTATGTTGACATTTTAGTAACACACGGTCCACCAAAAGGTATTTTAGATAAATCATACGATAGAGACAATTATTTGGAATGTTGTGGTGATAAATCACTTTTAAACAAAGTATTACAAGTAAAACCACAATATCACTTATTTGGTCACATTCACAACTGTAAGGATATAGTCAATGCTGGAATGCAAAAACTAAGTACATGTGATACTTGGTTTAGTAATGGATCAGTTGTAACAGATGGAAAATTTGGTACACTAAGTAGTAACGGAAATATAATTGAAATAGATATATAATGGAAAAAGAATTTATACCTTACGCAGAAGCATTAGCTTTAAAAGAATTAGGATTTGATGAACCTTGTATTGCAACATATAGACAATGGGATGGTGGAGAACCATACTTACATTTAGATACAGATATTGAAGCAGATAATTTTACTATTGAGTGTGATGCACCACTATACCAACAAGCATTTAGATGGTTTAGAGAAAAGTATTCAAATATTGAATTTTCTTTACCTTTAAAAAAGCAAAAAGATTTAGGTATTTTCTGGGGAGGTTTTATACAAACTGAAAATGACAATTTTGGTAAATCTTATGGTAGTAATTTTAAAACCTACGAAGAAGCGGAACTTGAATGTCTTAAGAAACTAATAGAAATTGTAAAAAACAGAAATAATGGAAAGTAATAACTATGATAGATATGATTTAACTGTTGCTTTTTTCTATGGTATGGCAGCAGGAGTGTTATTAATAGGTGCTATATTAGGGATATCAAATAATTAATAGAAATTATAAAAGAAAAGAAATGAACACATACAAAAACAGATACGGTGATCAATTCACTTTCACACTAGATAGTGATAAAAATATTTTATGGGAAGGGAATTTTAATTTCTGTAGAATTGGTTATCCTAATGATTATCTTAAAGCATACGACAAATATTGTAAAGATCATATAGAAAACTTTTACAATGGAGAAAGAATGTCTTTAGATCATTTTAAAAAAGCTGTACACGAGTACGATGAGGATAAAAGAGAATACCCTCATGTAAAATACCTAAATTTAGTTACATCAAATAAAGATAATATTAATATGGTAGATCCTTCTGGTGGTCCTTACATTTGTTGTGGAGATAATATGGGTAGGTATGGTGAGGAGTTTGAACAAATGATTGTAGAACGATTTGAAAGTATTGATACAGGATATAAAATTATTGTAAAATAAATAAGAAAAAGCTTGCTTAGGTAAGCTTTTCTTCGTATATTTAAGTATTAGAAAACTAAGTAGTATTGGTGCTAACGTTACGCAACTACACGTCTGTTGAGTAAAAGGACAAAACAATCTTTCAGTTTAACAAGGAATTGAAAGACTATAACTGAACATTGAATTAAACCTAATCTAGCAATAGCGTGTAATTGCTGTTATAACTCGTTTTAATTATGGAATGTCCAAATTGTAAAAAGGAATTAAAAATACCAAATGTTGTTTATAGAAATTTAGAAACTTATTCTGTTGGTGGCTCAAAATTAATAGCTTCTGAATGTTGTAAAGCTGGGTTTATTGTAAAAATGAAAGTTAGTTATCAAGTTACAGAATATACAGGCGATTTAAAAGAGGATGAATGGGGTAACGACATCGTTTCTAAAAAATGACCGCTAACGTTACGGTGCTTGGCGAAGAAGCGGAAAAACAAGCCTAAAACTTCGATTAAGCCTAAAACATACAAATAAAAAACAAACATTAAATTAATAACCAAACCCGCTTTTTTGCCAAACACTTGTTATGTGAGGTTGTGGGTTTTTAAAACAAAACATTATGATGACAATTCATTTTAAAAACGGAACAAAAAAAGAAATATTACAAGAAACGGCTGAAATTCTTAAGCAGAATATAATAAAAGGGTGTGCCGATTTTCAAATATTTAGCGACCAAAACGATAAAGTATTTCTTTTCGTCAAAGTGAGTGAAATAATTCTTATTGACTAAATTTCTTTTGAAAACGAATCGTAACAATCTCACATAACGGTTGCAGATATACCAAGTTCGGGATTAAATAGTAATAACTTAAATAAAAGATAAAATGAATAAAAACGTAGAAAACTTAAATGAAATACGGAGACCCGAATTGGGTATATCTGTTGTTATAAGTAGTTATTTAACAAAAGAAAAATTTGTACTGTGGTTCATTATAATACCATTATTTTTATTAGGATTACACTTAGGTGTAATAATCACACATATCTCATTAATTTTTTCTTTTGAGTTTCCAATTTTTGTTAGACTAACTGGTATATTAACAGGAATTTGGATATGGTTAGGGATATACTTATATGCAAAGAATTATAAAAAATTGGAAAAATAATTTCTTATAACGGTTGAGTGTATGAGTAGTGTGGCTTTACTCACACATTTAATCAAAGAACAAAATTAATTAAGCCACATTACTTATACACTTTGTTATAGGTATGTAAAATTTACGAATTATGAAAACAATAGATGAAATAAAAAAAGAAGTTGCAAAGGAGTGTACAGAAGAACACTTTGAAGTGATATTTGAAGCAGAAATAAGTGTCGGTGATTACGAACAAGCAAGACGACTTTGGAACGAAGTTGGTGATAGATATATAAAACAATTTAAAAACAAAGGGTAGTAAATTTTATTACCTATAACGGCATCTGCTTTGCGAAGTGGCGGTTTTCAAGGCACAAATGTTCGTTAAGCACTAAAGTTTATTCAAGGCACAAGGGTTCAAATTAGCACTTCACCCGCCATTTTGCAAAGCAAGTGTTAGCGGTTCGGGCTTCTCCGCTTTTAGAAGTCCAAAGTTTAATAACAACAAAATGGAATTTATATTTCAAGAAGATTATCAGTCAATGACTGTTAGAATGTATCTAAAAACACAGCAAGGCAATAGGATTGCTATTATCGGTCAAAAAGACGGATTACTAATTGAGCAAACTCTTGACCCAATGAACGCAGCGGCAGAACCTTTAATACCGTTATTAGAAATGAATAGGCATTTTGCTAATGATTTTCTAAAGGCTGTTGGCGACTATAATAGTCGTGTTGGGATTAAGAACGAAAACGAAAACTTGTTGCAGGGTAAGTTGTCAGCGACCGAAAAGCACCTTGAAGATTTAAGAACTCATTTTACAAAGGTTCTTGATAAGGTTGTGTGTTCTTAGCCTGACCGCTAACGTTTCGTGTATGAGCAGTGGCACTTATACACACTTTCAAATTACCTACACCGCTTGTGTGCCATTGCTTATACACGGTGTTAGCAACTGGGCTTTATTAAATTGATTTTTAACTTAATAACTAAAATAAAATGAGTATCAAAAAAGGAATTGGCTATTCGCCACTAACAGAAAAGATTTACTTAGGTAAACAGAACCAAGAAAAAGGAATGTGGATTGGTGAAAAAGAAGACATTACAAGCGATTTTATAAACGTAATGTTTCAATATATCGAACCAAATACACAGCGAACTATTCGAACTGCAAGCGGTTCAGAAACCAATATTTTCTTTAATATCAAACGAGACAAAGAGAGTATCGAGAAAGCAATTAAATACTTTGAGAAACTTCGCACGGAGCTTTCTTAGCCTTGTTGCTAACGGTTGCGTATATGAGAGGTACGCCTTAACGAAAATATTAAATTATAAACAAATGCTTGTAGGCGTATCTTATATATACGCTGTTAGCACCAGTACGGATTATTAACGATAAATTTAATTAAAATGACAAAAGAAGAAGTAAAACTTAAAGCTGAAACATTATTGAAAGAAATAAGTTTCAAAGCACCATTACATTATGAAGAATGTATTGAAGTAGCATTACTAATTGTGGATAAGATTTTGGAAGAAAATCCAACACGCATATATTGGGATACTTATGATGATGAAACACCATCTGCTATAACAGTTTGGAGTGAAGTAAAATCTGAATTAGAAGCACTAAGGTAGTATTGGTGATAACGGTTTGCAGATTGCCGAAGGAGGCGAATACGAAGCACTAAACTTGAATTTAAAACAAATGTATAATCGAAGCAAAAATGTTCATATAACCACACAACTGCCACTTTTGGCAATATGCTGTTATAAGCCGTTTTTATTCAAAAATCTTACTTAAAATGATAAACGAATTAAAAGATTTAGTTAGAAAACTAAAAAAAGAAAATGAAGAACGTTCAGAGGCAATGAATAGAGGTAACTTATCTGATTACAATCATACAGTAAAAGCCCACACATATAATAATACGTTGGACATTATTAAACGAATTGAATCTATAATCGGTGCGGTGTCTTAAAATGGCTTATAACGGTTCACTGCTATATTTCAGTAGCGGAAAAACACAAAACAATGCTTCGGTTGATGACCGAAAATAACAAGTACAAAACAATAATTAAATTAAACCTAATGACCGCTATTGAATATAGCAGTTGTTATAAGCTGTGTTTTTATGGAAAGATATGTAATTAAAAATAGATTTGGAGAATACGTGAATAGAAATGAGTTTGATGGAAAAAAACTAGACTACTTTACAGATATTGGAGAGGTAGAATTTGCCGAACAGTATTCTGAAAGCGAAGTAAGAATGATAAAAGAAAGGTTTAAAGGTACTTGGCGAGATGATGGATTTAAGGTATTTAAAATAATTATGCTTTTAGATGCAGTTGAGCTAACATAGCTTATAACGGTTACAGATATATTCAGTTGTTTAACATAAATTAAAATACAAATGATAGAAAAAGAAGATTACTTAAAAGCAAAGCAGATAGTTCAAGAATACGAAAAACAATTGAATATATCTGATGTTATCGGTAGTTCTATACCAAAACCCCCACTAAGTAGAGTATTACGAGAAGGCGTAGGACATTTTTGTACCAATTGCGGCTCAACAGTATCAAGAAACGGATTTCTTGGAATATTTGGTGAAATGTTGTGTCATAATAAAAAATGTCCGAATAGTAAATCCAAAAAGAATTACCGATAACGGTTGGGTATATGTGAAGTACCTTACCAGAGAACTTTAAATTTTAATATAAATTTTATAGGTATTTCACATATACCTTGTTATACAACGTTTTATTTATGAAAACAAAAGATAGTTACGAAATAACCGATTTATTATTTAATAAAACCATATTAGATATGGAAAATTATACTGATGATGAAAATGAATTTCAACCATCAGAATATATTTTATTTGTTAAAGATACACATTATGAAGGTGATTTAAATAATAAATTATCATTAATTATAATTGATAAAGATACTGGTTATGTAGTAAATAATAACTTTAAATTTAATTCATTGGAAATTGTAGATAGAAAAATTACCATTTATATAATAGAAAATAATAAAAGAAAGGAAATTTATTATTGGTTCAAGTAAATGTTGTATAACGTAACGCAAATATGAGAAGTTTGGGGTTCGCCAACGTGCCACTAAATTAAAGAAATCGGCTTGTGGGAGTCTTTAAAATACCGATTGTTTCCTCCGCCCCCAAATTTCTTATATTTGATGTTATAAAATCGTTTTAATGTTTTATAACTATAATATATATGTAACTTTTTATAGACTGTTAATTATTAAGTATCTATAACATGAAAAATCAAAAAATTATAAAGATTTGCGAAGAAAAGTTTATATACCTAAACTACTCTCCTAGAACAAAAAATAACTACCTATCACATATAGTACCATTTTTAGAAAGTTTAGGTGATAAACAGATAATACATTGTAATTCTTCCGATTTTCAAAAGTATCTAGATAGCTACAATTTTACATCCATCTCCCAGCAGAATCAAGTCATAAACTCTATTAGATTCTTATACAAAGAAGTGCTGGGGAAAAAATACGGTAAAGTCTCATTTAAGAGACCCAAATCTGAAAAGAAACTCCCAAGAGTTATTGATGGAGATTTTATAAAGAGTCAACTATCTAAGATTGATAATTTAAAACATAAAACAATCCTAACACTAACTTACTCAGTAGGATTAAGGGTATCTGAGGTTGTAAATCTAAAAATTGAAGATATTGACTCAAAGAGGATGTTAATCCATATTAGAAACGCAAAAGGTAGAAAAGATAGAATAGTGCCTTTATCTGAGAATGTGCTAATACTGTTACGTAATTATTACAAACAATATATACCAAAAGAGTTTCTATTCAATGGCCAAAATTCAACACAATACTCCACTGGCAGTTGCCAGAAAATATATAAAAAATATATAGATTCTAGTTCCTCTATACATACACTAAGACATTCCTCGTTTACTAACTTATTAGAATCAGGAACAGATCTGAGAATAATTCAGAAAATAGCAGGTCATTCAAGTTCAAAAACTACTGAGATTTATACACATGTTTCAAATAATTTATTAAGTAAAGTAAAATTACCTATCTAAAAGTTTGCTTTATTAAAATGCTTTTCGTATATTTAAGTATAAGAAATTTAAAAAATAAAAGTTATGAAAAAATTAGTTAGTATGTTAGTATTAGGAGCAACAATGATCTCCTGCAACAACAAACCTATCAAGGTAGAAAATCCAAAACAAGAAACAACAGTTGAATTACAACAACTAGCAAGTATCGATTCAATCACTTATAAGGTAGTTGAAAAAGATAATACTGTTTACATCTTATCTACAAAAGATAATACTGTAGTAAAGAAAGTTAGTAATGATAGTGGAGTTTTAGGAACAGTTACTATTTTCTTAGTAATAACAATGTTTGCCCTTTTACTAATAGCAATATTTAAAGACTAAAAATAAAAGTTATGGATAAAAAAGCAAGTTTAGAATTTATTAAGTATATAATACTAATCTACATCTCAGCAATGTTTGGATGGTTTATATACACTGTTGGGCACTCCTTATTTGGGTGCATACATCACACACGATTTAATGATTGGTGGGAATGTAGTATGGGACATATTTTTTCTATAACAATATTACCAATACTATTTGCAGGAATAGTAGTACATTTATTTACTAAACCTGATAAAAATTAATCTAATTTAAAGTTATGATATTCAAAAGGTTTTTCAAGTACACACCAACCTCACAAGAGCAACAATTTATTGATATTATCACTAAGTTGTTAGAGCATCCAAAGACATCTTTGAGAATGACACCACTCACAAATAAGTATTTTCTTATCAATGAGCAAAAACATTACTACGTTTTACTAAAAGACAGCGGTGTTCAATTAACAAACACAAAATTCTCATTTGCAAAGTCAATTCATCCAAAAGCATATGATATGATTGTAGACACTATTCATACTCATATTGAAGACAATCGACAAGCATTAGAGGAAAAGCTATTCAAGAACGAAACAAATATGTTGGATACAGTACTAAATAATTTATAGAATGAAACAATTTATAGCATCAGCGACAGTAAATGATAATGAAGTAAGATTGATTGAAGAGGATCAAGGGTATTTTATTTACTGGGGAGAACCACTAGATCAATATCAGTCTAAGACTGAGTTACTGACTCCCTCAGGAAGAAGACCATCACAATCCTCAGCATATAAAAAATTCATGCAAGCAGTAAAAGCAGCACAATATCTAAAATTTAGTAGACTATAATGGCAGCAGAAAGTAACACACCAGTAGATATTGAAATCTGGATTGAAAAAGTAATCAATTCCTGTGAGACATTAAGACACCGTATTAATGCTAGAAGATTAGTAAATCTATACATTGAAAAATTAAAAGAGGAAGGGATGCCTTATTATCAGACTTCTCATATAGAGAATAAGTTTGAAAGTATGTTATGGCAAGTAAAAGAAGAAATAAAAAGTAAACAATTACTCAAAGGATAAGTTAAAGGAATGAATTCATTAGATAAACAATACACAGACTTACTTCAAGACATTCTTGACAACGGAGTAACAAAACAAGACAGAACAGGTACAGGAACAATCTCAGTATTCGGAAGACAAATACGTCACAATATGAAGGATGGTTTTCCTTTACTTACTACAAAGAAGATGCCATTTAAAACAATTGTAACAGAACTTCTTTGGTTCTTACGAGGTGATACCAACATTAAGTTTTTGGTTGATAATAATTGTCATATTTGGGATGGTGATTGTTGGGAAAATTACAGAAAACAAATAGTTGCTAATAATCTACATTTATTACCTGCAATCGGTTTACCAAAAACTAAAGAAGAATTCATCGAACGTATCAAAACAGATGATGAATTTGCAAAGAAGTGGGGTGATTTAGGTCCAATTTATGGTAAGCAATGGAGAAATTGGAGAGGTATTGATTATTCAGAAATGAGAATGTCAACCTATAAAATAGACCAAATCCAAAACCTAATCAACGACCTTAAAACAAATCCAGACTCAAGACGATTAATGGTTAATGCTTGGAATGTTGGAGAATTAGACCAAATGGTTCTTCCACCTTGTCATTATGGATTTCAAGTTTATACAAGAGAGTTGAGTTTAAGAGAAAGAAATAATTTTTTAGGTGATAAAAAATATGCTATGTTAGATGGAGATTACATTTGGCCAACTATGATAGAAGATAAAGAAAAATATGAAAAGATTCTTAATGAAGCTAACATACCAACCAGAGCAATCTCTTTAATGTGGAATCAACGTTCAGTAGATACATTCTTAGGTTTACCATTTAACATTGCTTCTTATGGATTATTACTAGAGATGCTAGCAAAAGAAGTTAATATGGTTCCTGAAGAGTTGATTGGTAACTTAGGTGATGTTCACTTATACTCAAATCATATTGAACAAGCTAAAGAGCAGATTGGAAGAGAACCTTTTACATTACCAAAACTAATGATATGTGATGATATGAGAAGAATAGATGGGTTTAAGGTCCCATTTGATGAATTAGACCATAGTTTGTTAAAACTGATAGATTATCAATCACATCCAGCAATTAAAGCACCATTATCAAATTAATATGAATTTACTAATAGGTTTTAGTTTAGGGCTACTTGCTCAAATATTTACTTTTGTACAACTACAAGGACAATTCAGATGGCAATGGTTTAAAGACCATCCATACCTAGTGGCAATGATGGGTTTTCCAATCTCACTACTTTATATGGGTTCTGTTAAACACTTAGTACATCATTTTGAAGGACAGCTTTGGCCATCAAGATTACTAGGATTCTCTATAGGAGCAATAGTATTTAGCTATATGGCACATTCATGGTTCCAAGAACCATTTACTATAAAAACTTTAATTTGTTTAGGATTAGCAGTTTGTATAATGACAATTCAATTATTTTGGAAATAAATTTGGAATCATAAAATAAAGTGCGTATATTAATATAATGAGAGAAATAAACGATCACATGAAACAAGTTATGGGAATACAAGACAAACAACCTAAACCTTCATTCAATCCTTTAAAATGGAATTGGGCAGCAATTATTACTTGGTCAGTTATGGCAGTTATTGCTTATAACATTTTTAAAGCAATGTACAATTTAATATTTTAATATGAAAATAAAACTAAAAGATATTATTGAGTTATCTGAGCAGGAACAACTACTTAGCGAAAGCCTGAGTATTTTAAAAGAAATACAACTCAACGTTAAAAATGCAGCTAAAATAAATGGTGGGATAAATAAAGGTAATTTTACAGTTGGTGATATAATCTACGACTACACCGTGACAGACTATCCTTCCGATATAGTACTACCTGGAGATAAAGATCAGATTCGACTTGAGGGAACAGTATGTGATTTAGGATTTACTGAACACGGAGGTGGTACTGATTTTGCTAGTAATTTACCTAAAGGAGGTAGAGCTAATCTAATTAAGATTTACTCAACAATGTATAAAATTATACTAACAGTAGCAAAAGCTAAAGCTCCTAATAACATCCTACTATCAAGTTATGATGAAAGTGGATACTTTCCATACTACAACAACCTAACCAAAACAAACAGCATACCAGGATACTCTAGAAAATCCATAGTAAAGTGGGCACATAATGGAAAAAATATAACAAGTATAATCTTAAAGAAAAACAATTAATATGATAAAACAATTCTATCCAATCATAGCAGCAATTGTAGTATTGCCTATAATTTATAATGTAGGACTTCCAAACTGGGTACTACTAATTCCAACTGCATATCTAGCTTGGGAATTCATAACCAGATCTTGGTATGCAATTAAACGAACATTTTTTAATAAAGACTAATGATATACACAATTAACAAAGGAAGTCACAGAAGTACTTGGGTACCTAAGTTTACTTTTAAAACAAGTTTAGCATTTAGTTTTGAATTCTTATCAGATCCTGCATATACTTTAGACAATAAAGCAGATCAAGGAGATACAAATAAGATATTTGGAATTTCAGATTCATGGCATCATCAAAAGCATTCAGTTAGAATTGGATGGAGATACGATAGTAAATTAAAAAAGTCAATAGGCTGTGTTTATTTCTATAGAGATGGAAAGCATTTTGTAGAGGATTTAGGAGCAATCGAACAAAATAAGCCGTATATTTGCTATATAGATATCTCACAGAATAGTTACACCGTTATAGCTTTAGATAAAAAAGTAATTATTCCAAGAACATCAAGATGGTGGGGACCTAGATATTTATTGTTTCCATATTTTGGAGGACAACAAGTAGCACCAAAGCAATTTAAAATTAAAATAAATAAATGGTAAATATGAAATTTCAATCAACAAAAGTATTTGATGGATACTCCACAGTATTTCGTCAATGGAGAGCAGAAGGTACTCACTGCAGATTTCTTCACGGTTATGGTATTTCTTTCAAAATTGTATTTGAAGGAGACCTAGATGAAAGAAACTGGGTATGGGACTTCGGAGGAATGAAAAGAGCTAAGAATAAGATTGATGGTATGAATCCAAAAGAGTGGATGGATCATATGTTTGATCATACTTACATCATTGCAAATGATGATCCATTCTTACCTAAAGCATTAGTAATGCACAATGAAGGGATAGTTCAACTAAGAGTAGTACCCGCTACAGGAGCAGAGCAGTTTGCAAAATACATTTACGAAAAAGTATCTGAATTTATTGAAATAGAAACAGATAACAGAGTAAGAGTAGTGAGTGTAGAATTTAAAGAACATGATAAAAATTCAGCAATATATAGATAATAAGTTTTTACAGGAAAACGGTTTCCTAGATGATAATACAGGAAAAATATCTCTAGCAGATAAATTAGAAGGCAAAACAAAACAGTATATAGACAATAACATGGCAGAAACAAAAACACTTACAGTTACTATTACAGAAACTGAAGAACGAACAGAAACTAGATTCAACACAAAAGGACTTACCGATTTTGAAATAGTAGGAATACTATCGTACTATCTCGATACATATAAGGTTAGGATGATAAGAGAGCAAGGAAGATCTGATAGGCAAGAAACAGAAGAAGATGATACAGAGTGAAATAATTTATCTAGCAACAAAAGCCTTTGATAAAAGATGGGACTTTGAAACTCTAAAGTACGGAGATGACTTATACGGAAAAGAGGGATATGCCGATGATGTATGGGAGTATGTAGAAGAATTACAGGAGGAAGGTAGAAGAGCATTCTACGAAAAATATAAAGAATTTAAACTATACTAAGATGGGATTAAAGAGAATAGAAGATTATAATAAAGTATTACCGATTGTAGAAGTTTATTCCGCAGTCCAAAGTGAGGGGAGTAGAGCAGGATATCCTACAATTGTAATTCGAACAAGTGGCTGTACCCACCGCTGCTGGTTCGGTGAAGGAGGTTGGTGCGATAGTCCATACACATCAATTAATCCAGAAAAAGGAAAATATTCATTCCAGAATATAATTGAAGCATACGACAGAAATCCTCACATCACAGAGATGATGCTTACCGGAGGATCACCTACAATGCATCCAGCATTAGTAAATGAACTAACACATTTTGCACATGAAAGAAATATTTTCATTACAATTGAAACAGAGGGCTCTCATTTTCTTGAGACTGATTATCCAATTAACCTTCTCAGTATCTCTCCCAAGTTTTCCAATTCAGTACCTAGAGTGGGAGTTAAAACACCACAAGGGGATACAGTTGATGAGAAAATGGTTAAGCAACATAACAAGTTGAGATTAAATTATGATGCAATGTCTAAATCAATTGCATATCATTCAGATTACCATTTAAAGCCAGTATGGGATGGTGAAGATCAAGGCGCATTGGAAGAGATCATGGGTTGTATTAAAGTACTAGATATTCCTCAAGACAAAGTTTGGTTCATGCCCGCAGGAGATTCGAGAGAGGCTTTATTCAAATCATATCCTAAAATGTTTGATTGGGTTCGAGATAACGGTTATAGATTAACTTGGAGACCACACATCATTGCATTTGAAGACCAAAGAGAAGTATAATGGAAACACAACCTAACCCACTTGAAATACTTAACACTTTATGGTGGTTATACTGCAATGAAAGAATTGGCAGTTTTAAAGTACAATATTATGTAGAAGATTTGGATCTTGACTTAGACTTCATTACATTAGACGGATATAAATTTACAAGTAAAGATAAAAAAACAACTTATTCTTATGACAGAAAACAGAAAAAAGATTCATAACGATTTAGAAATCGTTCCTGTAGGTTATGCAAACGGTGTCGCACCTGGTTTCCCACTTACTGAAAAAGAAAAATCATCTATGATTGATGATGCAGCAGAGGCCTATGGTCAATTTTTAGATGCATTAGGTTGCGACTGGAGAAATGATCCAAACAGTGCTGATACGCCAAGACGTGTAGCTAAAGCCTACGTTAATGATCTATGGAAGGGTAGATACACTCCAATGTCTGAAATTACTTCATTCCCTTCAGATGGTTACGATGGAATTGTAATCGAAAGAAATATTCCATTAACTTCAATGTGTTCACATCATCACCAAACAATTGGAGGAGTAGTTCATATTGGTTATGTAGTAGGTGAAGGTGGTAGAGTAATTGGTTTATCTAAATTAAATAGAATTGTAGAACATTTCGGACGTAGAGGTGCTATTCAAGAACAATTAACCTCAGCTGTTCACCAAGCAGTAGATAAAATTTGTGAAAATAATAGAGGTATAATCGTTTCTATTGTTGGTACTCACAACTGTGTATCTTGTAGAGGTGTTAAACATCAAGGTGCTTCAATGGTTACCACTAAAGCATCAGGTGTATTCATGGAAAATAATAATCAAGCACGTAAAGAATTCTTCGATTCAATTAAAATTAATAACGGAACACACCCAGTATAATGTTAAAAATAGATAATAAAATTTATTTAAGTTGGGATGATGTTTCGGATTTAATTAATATGTTATGTGAAAAAATTATTACCGAACAACCTAACATCGATTCAGTATTTGGACTAAAACGCGGCGGGTTAATTCCTGCCGTGATGGTGTCACATAAATTAGGTTTACCGTGGTCTGACGTGATGTTACCTAATACTCTAGTAATAGATGACATTTGTGATACAGGTTTAACATTAAAGAATACTGTCGGTGTTTATACAGCAGTATTACATTATAAACCTCATACTTCTTGTTATACACCAAATATTTATGCTCAAATTCACAAAGGTGATGAATGGATTATTTACCCTTGGGAGAAAAAAGATTCAGAACCCATACAAGACTATTTAAGAAAATGATAGAAGATTTCGATCCAAATGCCCCTTCAAGAGGGTTAGGTGATACAATTGCTAAAATCACTCATGCAACTGGTATAGCAAAAGCTGTAGAAGTTGTAACTGAGGCTTTAGGAATTGAAGATTGTGGCTGTGGAGATAGGCATCAATGGGCTAATGAATTTATGCCTTATAATGTAGAGCCTAACTCCCCTCCAGTCTACAATCGCTCTACAGCTACACCTGCAGAAGAAGGTATTTATGAGGTATTACATGAAATCCATGCCTCTAAAGCAGGACAAAAAATTGACTACAAAATAGGCGAAAAAATTTTGATGGTAGAAAATCATTTATTATATTCGGATTGGCCTTATTACCTAATAATAGGTGCAGTTAAAAAAATTAATTAAAACCAAAGTTATGATTACAAACCCAAAAGTACCTTTTGTAGATGAGGTAGAAGAATTTAACGCCGTAATGGGCAAACCCAACAATTATGAAGCAAACATCCCCGAACGAAAAGAATGGGAATTTGTATACAATTTCATCCTTGAGGAACTTGAAGAATATAGAGAAGCTTGCGAAGCAGGAGACATCGTTGAGGTTCTGGATGCTCTGTGCGATATTACTTATGTTGCCACTGGGAACGGTACTATGTTACATGGCCTTAAGGATAAGATATGGCCAGCATATCAAGAGGTACAAGCTTCAAATTTATCTAAAGCTTGCAAAACTGAAGAAGACGCTAAAGCAACTGTCATTCAAAGATCGAGTGAACAAGGTGAAGAATGTCATTACGAAAAAGTTGGAGACTATTTTATCGTTTACAGAACAAGAGATAGAAAAGTAATGAAAAATGTAAATTATTTTCGTCCTAACTTAAAACAATTCTTTACAGATAAAGAAATTCAAAAATCTTATTTAAAACAACTAACCGGAAACTAATTTAAAACTTAAAAAATATGACAAACTTACTAATAACTGCAGGCGTATTAGCGTTACTAACAATAGCTGCATACCTTATGTTTAACTACCAAGACAAAAACCAACCAACAGAAACCCCAACATACACACCTGAGGAATTGGAAAATATCAAACTTGTAGAGGAATTATATAACAAAGATTTAAGACCAGAAATAACCGAAGAAATAGAAGTTATAGCAGATGAAGTAGCTCCTAAACCAAAGAAAAAAAGAAAGTACTACCCAAAAACCAAAAAATAATATTAAATAAAGGTTATAAATGAGTTATAAAAATATAACAACTACATCATTAGGTAAAAATAGATACAATGTTACCTTATGGACCGATGATGGAGTAGAACAATATGAATTTCAAAATTATGCCTATGAAGTGTGTAGCCAAAACCAGGCTACACATTTTGGTCTAAACGGAGAACCTCTAAAGAAAACTACATACTGGGAAGGAAGTAATCCATTTATTCATTATCATGATATGCCTATTCATCAAAAGTTTTTGATTGATAAATATGGCATAAATGATGAACCTTCAACTACCCACCAAGAAGTATTTTTCGATATCGAGATTGAAATGGGTGGTGCACTTACACCTGAATACATTAGAAAAGCACCTAAACCTGTTACATCAATTGCTTGGTGGCATAAACAAGAAGATAAATGGTATATTCTAATTTTAGACAAAGAGAATAAAATTGAAAAAACCACTATAGGTAATAAACAAATTATACCTGTACCAAACGAAAGAGAACTATTAAATAAATGGTTAAATTATTTAACTAAAGTTAGTCCTGACATTTTAATTGGTTATAATAGTGATTATTTCGATATACCTTATCTTTATTATAGAATTTTAAATCAATTAGGTGAACGTAGAGCTAGTGTTTTATCTCCAATAGGTAAAATTAAAGAACAAAAATTTACTAACGATATTGGAATTACAATTTATAATGAAGATCAACCTATAAGAATTGAAGGGATGTATTCTTTAGATTATATTCGTTTACATAAAAAATATTCATTTGCGGATGAACCCTCTTATAAATTAGATGCATTAGGGGAAAAGTATTGTAAATTATCTAAAATCGAATATGAAGGTAGTTTGGACAGATTGTTTGAAACTGATAAGGATAAATTTATTGAATATAACTTTAGAGACGTTGAAATTTTAAAAGCTTTAGACCATAAATTTAACTACATCAGTTTAACTAAAAATCTAGCTCACAAAGGTAAAATCCATTATGATGATGTTTACCAATCATCTAAAATTCATGATGGTGCTATTTCAGCGTTTTTACTATCAGAAGATATAGTACCACCTTCACGTGATAGAAATCCTATTAAAAAGGCTAATTACGCAGGTGGTTATTTATTTTGTCCTAAAGCAGGTTTATACCGTTATATGTTTGATGAGGATTTAACTTCACTATACCCTTCAATTATTATGTCCTTAAACATTGGTAAGGAAACATTAGTAGGTAGAATTGTAGACTTTAATGATAGAAATAATCACTTAGGCCTAAATGACTTAATAAATGATACTGAAGATAAACCTCGCACTACTGAATGGTTTACTAATAAAGATAAATTCAATAAAATTGATTGGACTTCTTCTAAAATAGCTAAACTACTTCAACAATATAATTTGGCTATCTCAGCAAATGGTGTTATATTCCGTACAGATAAAGAGTCAGTATTATCTACTATTTTGAATAAATGGTTTGATGAAAGGGTTTTATATAAAAATAAAATGAAAGCCGCTTATAAAGCAGGTGATACAATAGGTGGTGAAAAATATCATTTATTACAATACACAATGAAAATCTTACTTAACTCACTTTATGGTGCTACAGCATTACCTTCATTTAGATATGGAAATGTAATTCTATCAGAAGCCATTACATTAAGTGGTCAACGTATTATTCAAGAATCAGCACTTTGTGCAAACAGACATATGAACAAAGTAATTAGGGGTGAAATTAAATTAGAGATATAATGGCATTAAAAGGACAATCAATTAGAAATGGAGTAAGTATTACCTTAAATGGAGAGAAAGCCGATAAAGCTGAAGTAATTGCTCTATCTCAAGAGTGGAATGAATCGCAAGAAAAATTCTTTAAAAAAATGCTACAACAAGGAGGAAGATGTAAAGTTAATGGAAATTCTTTTGAAATAACAATTAAAGAAAGAACAGATATTGACTCCAAAGGTAACAGACCAGTTAATTTACCACCAGTACCTGGAGAAAGAACATTTTAATATGAGGCATTTAGAAGATACTCCATGGTGGATTTGTGATGAAGGTGATTTTAATTTTTGTGCCTATGTGGATACAGACTCTAATTACTTTAATGCTGAACCTTTATTAAAACATTTATATCCTGATTTTGATGAAAAACCTGACCAGGAAAAAGATGATTTATTAGAGAAAGTAGCTCTCAAATATCAAGACATTATAACAGAACATTATAACACACTCGCTAGAGAAGCCTTTAATATTAGTACACACCGATTAGAAATGAAAACCGAGTGTGTTATTCGTTCTGCCTATTTTAGAGCTACAAGACGTTATGCTCAATGGATTACTAAAAAAGAGGGTATATCAAAAGAAGAACTTGATATTAAAGGATTAGAATTTAAAAAAGCTAATTTCCCAAAATACTTTGGTAAGTTTTATCAAGAAATACTTGAATTAATTATTAAAGGCACTCCACAAAGTATTGTAGATAAAAAAATTCATGATTTTAGAACTGAAGCAACTTCACCTGATGTTGATTTTACTCTAATAGGTAATCCAACATCAGTTAAAGTATTAAATGACTATGTTGAGGCTACTCCAAAACCAGGTAAAATATTATCTACACTTAAAAAAGGTGCAGGTGCTAATGTTAAAGCTGCTACTTGCTATAATGACTTATTAAGGTTTTGGCAATTAGATAAAGACCATAGTCAAATAGTTCAAGGCGATAAAATCAAATGGGTTTATTTAAAAGATAATCCTTATCAAATGGAAGCTATAGCTTTCTTAGAATTTGATTTACCCCAAAAAATGAAAGATTTTATCAATGAATATATTGATAGAGGTAAAAGTTTTGAAACTATATTACAAAATAAATTACAAGGTTTTTATGATGACTTAGAATGGTCATTACCACCTGCAAACCCATTAATACATAAATTCTTTACATTCTCATAAAATGGATAAAAAAATATTAGCACAAATAATTGAAAGTTTTTACTTAAACGGACTAACATCTCAAGTTAAATTTAAGGTTAAAAACAACGAAGCTCACATTAAATTTGCAGTCGACAATAAGGATTGTATTGGAGAAATTACTGCGCCTATAACATTAGAAGACTGTGAGATTGGTATTTTTAATACTGGTCAATTGCTTAAATTACTTAATATTACAAACGATTACATTGAACTGAAATTAGAAAAACAAGGTAATCACTTTTTAAAACTTCATATTAGTGATAACCAATTTGATTTATCTTACAATTTAAGTGATTTAGGATTAATTCAGGATCCAGGTGTAGCTCCAAACCTACCACCACATGATTTAGAATTTGATATTAATTTTGATTTTACTCAAAAATATATTAAAGCACACAATGCCTTAGATAAACCACCTCGTTTTGAGATTGGAATAACTAAAGATTTTCAAAAAGAGGATGTTGTTGGTTTTATAATTGGAGAAAAATCATCTTATTCAAATAAAGTAAATTTTTCTGAACCCGGCAATATTACTAATCACATAAAATCAGTAGCATTTAGTGCTAATAACTTCAGAGAAATAGTATCTGTAAATAAAGATTCAGTTGGTAAAGCATATCTTTATAAAGATGGATTATTAAAAATTAATCTAGAAGAAGCAGGAGTAAAGTCTGAATATTTTCTTGTGGCTTTACATGAGTAGTAATATTTATGACAAATGACCTAAGGGCAATTAATAACGAGTAGCAAAAGCACTCACAAAACGTAAATCAATATGAGTACAAACTTTAATGAATTTGACATTCTATTCCACAATTTCTTTTACCCAACAAGTGGATACGGTTCAGCAGCAACCACAAAACAACCTCACCCCTTAAATATCTTTTACGACGATGCAGGACTTCACTTTGAAGTAGCATGTACTGGTCTTACTAAAGACGATGTTACAGTAGATATCGAAGATGATATTCTAAAAATCAGTTATGACAAACCAGAAGAAGAAAAAGAACTTCACCCTGGAACAATTCATAGAGGATTATCTAAAAAATCCTTTAGTTTAGGTTATAAAATTTCAGCTAAATATGACTTATCTTTAGCGTTAGCAAAACTAGAAAATGGTTTGCTAGAAATTTCTATCCCTATTGCTGAAAAAGCAAAACCCAAAACCATAAAAATAAAATAATAACCTTACGCCCTTAGGTTAAGTTTTGTTTGGATACCCAAAAATTTTTTCGTATATTATACGAAACAAATAAAAAAAGTTATGGCAAATGTAAATTTTAAAGGCCGACAAAAAGGCACAATTAAGAAAAGATCAATGATTGAGGATCCTGCTTTAGGAGACTATAAGATTATTATTGATGAAGGTTGTTACAATGTGGTTCTAATTGACCCAACAACTCAATCAGAAAAACCTTATGGTTATTTTACTAAACTCTCCTCAGCATTGTTTTCTATTTCAAAACAACAAGCTTTAGATACCTCTAAATATACTATTAAGGAATATGCTAAAGCAGTAGAAATTAATTTTAACAATTTAACCAATTCAATTACATTATGAGTAAATTAAAGCCGAGAAACGGCAATGTTATTCTAAAGCCCATGGAAGAATCAGAAATGATGGTGGGTAACATTATCATTCCTGATATGGGAAATGAAAAACCAATTATGGGAGAAATATTAGCAGTATCCCAAGTTTATAATTACAGTAAAGGGGAATTTGCTCCTATGGATTTAAAAGCAGGAATGAAAGTTGTATTACCACCAATGGGAGTTCACAAAGTTAAATTAGAGGGAGAAGATTACTTAATCGCTAACCAAAATGATATTTTATCAGTTATAGAAGACTAATCATGACAGAAACAGCATTCGGAACAGAATTAAAAACAAAATTACTATCAGGAGTTAAAAAACTTAATGATAGTGTATCTTCTACCTTAGGACCAGCAGGTAGAACAGTATTAATCAAAGGAGATTATGGTCAATTAACAGTAACCAAAGACGGTGTATCTGTAGCTAAAGAATTTAAAGAATTAGAAGATCCAATCGAATCAATTGGTGCTGAATTAGTTAAAAAAGTATCAATTAAATCCGCTAATGAAGTGGGTGATGGTACTACTACTTCTACTTTATTGTCTTATGCAATCCTAGAAGAAGGATTAAAACACGTAAGTGCAGGTCAAAACCCAATTGAAATTAAAAAGGGGATTGATGCAGCTGTAGAAGAACTTAAATCCGCTCTTAATAACCTAACAGAAGAAATTTCTGATAATCAACAAATCAAAGAAGTCGCTACTATCTCAGGTAACAACGATGAAGAAATCGGAAATTTAATTGCTACTGCTTTAGAAAAAGTAGGTAGAGATGGGATTGTAGCTATCGAGGAATCAAAATCAGGTGAAACTTCACTTGAGATTGTTGAAGGTATGCAATTTGATAGAGGTTATAAATCACCTTATTTTGTAACAGATAACAATACAATGACAGCTGTGTTAGATAACCCTTACATTTTAATTTATAATGGTAGAATTACTAACCACCAAGAATTAATTCCAGCTTTAACATTAGCCAACACTGAAAAACGAGCACTATTAGTAGTAGCAGAAGATGTGGATGGTGAAGCATTAGCCGTGTCTATCGTTAATAAAATGAGAGGTATTGTAAATGTAGTAGCAGTTAAAGCACCTGAATTTGGAGATCGTAGAACAATGGCTTTAGAAGATTTAGCTACTATTACAGGTGGTCAAGTTCTTTCTAAAGATAAAGGTCATAAACTTGATAAAATTGATGTTAATACATTAAAACAATGTCTAGGTAATTCTCGTACTGCTACAATCGGTAAAGATAAAACAACCATTGTTGATGGTAAGGGATCAGAAGAAGCAATCGAAACTAGAGCTCAAGAAATTAAAAAGCAAATTGATGACGCAGGTTCACCATTTGAAAAAGAAAAATTACAAGAGCGTTTAGGTAAAATGATTGGTGGTGTAGCTATTATTAACGTAGGTGGTAATAGTGAATTAGAGATCAAAGAGAAAAAAGATAGAGTAGAAGATGCTTTATTTGCTACAAAAGCTGCTTTAGAAGAAGGTATTGTAATTGGTGGTGGAACTGCTTTACTATATGCTCGTAAAGGTATTACTTTTGAAGGTTCAAATGATTTTGTAAATGGTAAGAAAATTGTTTATAGAGCAGCAGCTGCTCCATTCCAAAGAATCTTAACTAACGCCGGACATGATTTGACTGAAGTTCAATACTTAGGTTCTAAATTAACTGACTCAGAAAAAGGAAGTAATTGGGCTGGTCTTAACTATAAAGACTTATCAACAATGGACTTTAAAGGAGCAGGTATTATTGATCCTAAAAAAGTAACTCGTATTGCTTTAGAAAACGCAGCTTCAGTTGCAGGTACAATCCTAACAACAGAATCTGTAATTTACGAGAAAAAAGAAGACAAAAAAGAAGAAGTCAATCCTATGCAAGGAATGATGTAATAAATTTGGAGCCTCGAAAGAGGCTCCATATATTATAAAAGTTATGTTCAATAAAAAACACACCTTATTTACCGAAAAGTATAGACCTGATACCTTAGAAGGGTACATTGGAAATGATGATTTTAAATCATCTTTGCAACAATGGATTGATTCTAATGATATTCCTCACCTACTATTAACAGGAGGAGCAGGAACAGGTAAAACTACTGCAGCCAAACTAATCATCAATAATATTGATTGTGATTCATTATACATTAATTGTTCTGATGAAAATGGTATTGATACTATTAGAGATAAGGTAAAATCATTTGCTTCAGCAGCTAGTTTTAAACCACAAAAAGTGGTTATAATGGATGAAGCAGATTTCTTAACAATAAACGCTCAAGCAGCACTTCGTAATATAATTGAAACATACAGTTTAAATACTCGTTTTGTTTTTACTTGCAATTACATTGAACGTATAATTGATCCTATTCAATCTAGAACAGTAATATTTGAATTAACTCCTCCATCAATGCAGGATGTAGCCTTCAAGTGTGTTGAAATTCTAGATTTAGAAAGTATTACTTATACTAAAGCTGATATAGTAAGAATTGTTAAACAAACTTATCCCGATATTAGAAAAACCTTAAACTTACTACAATCTTCTCTTAAAAATGGTGAATTAGTAGAAAGTAGAACTATTACTAATTTTAAACAAACATCAGATCAAGTAATAGAATTACTTAAAACCAAAAATGTTAAGAATTTTACTACTATAAGACAGTTAGTAATGGATTCTAATATTAGAGATTATAATGAGTTATATAGAGTATTATTTGAAAGAGCAGATGAATTTACAGATTCATCAATTGCTACTCTTGTAATAGCAGATTACCAATACAAATCAATTATGGCACCTGATAAAGAAATTACATTTTGTGCCTGTGTTTCAAAATTATTAACAACCAAATAAACAAAGATGGAAGATCAACAACCACAAATGAGCTTAGATTTAAGCAAAACAACTCCAATTTTAACTGCCGCTGGTGGTAAAATTTGGCACCAAGGATACTTACTAAGAAAAGTATCTAAATTCATTACAGGTACTAACGAAGATAATGTATTACCTATCCAAGTATTCTATGACCCAGAAACAGGTGAAGTTTTAAAAGATGGTTTACCTGATGAATTTAAATTCATTTTAGAAGATGACCAAAATTAAAACCATTTTTGATTGGGTAAAGCAAATGTCTTATGACAAAGAGCCATGGTCCTCGTTTTCGAACGAGGAGCATGAAATCTTTAACAATTTCATGATTAATAAAATTATCTCAATGAATCCCAATTACATTGAATTAGTAGCTGAGATTCAAGAACATCAATTACCAAAACAAAGATTATATGAGTTTTATTGTAAAACTTTACCCAAACAAAAATTCTTCAACAAGTATGTAAAGCCTACAAAACAACAGTACGTAAAAGAAGTACTAAGTTTACTATCTGAGTACTTTCAAATAAGTACTAGAGAGGTTTTAGATTACTGTAACATACTAACTCAACAAGATGTAATTGCAATTTTGCAACAGTTAGGTAAAGAAGAAAAAGAAATTAAAAAGTTATTAAAATGAGTGACTCAAGAAAAAAATTTGAAGAAATGAATCAAAGAGAAGTAATAGTTACAATGGATGAAGATGATAACGACCAAGTAATCCACCCTCAACATTATGGAGGTAAAGATAACCCATACGAGGCTATTAAAGTAATCGAAGCATGGAAAGTAGGTTTTAATTTAGGTAACACACTTAAATACATTTCCAGAGCAGGTAAAAAAGACAATATTATCCAGGATTTAGAAAAAGCTTTATTTTATTTAGATAGAGAAATCCAAAACAGAAAAAACCTTGGCTAAAAAACTCCCTAAAGCCTTAAAAGACCTACAAAAGGTAACTGTACCAGAGATAAACTATGCTTATCATAAATCCGTATCTTATTCTCAATTAAGTATATTTGCTACATGCCCTCATCATTGGGGTTTAAAGTATAGAGACGGGCATAAGGTTTTTGAACCTAGTATACATGCGGTATTTGGTACGGCTTTACATCGCGCTCTTCAACATTATCTAACGGTATTTTACGAGGAAAGTGGAGCAGCGGCTGATAGATTAGATATTGAAACTGAATTTAAAACTGCATTGAGAGAAGAGTACAAGAATTTTTACATTAAAAATAAAAATATTCACTTTTCAAACCCTGCAGAATTAGCCGAATTTTGTGATGATGGTCTTCAAATTTTAGATTATATTAAAAAGAAAAAAGGAACTTATTTCTCAAAACGTGGATGGTATTTGGTAGGATGTGAAGTACCTATTGTTTTAAACCCAATCAAAAAACTAAATAATGTTTTATTTAATGGGTTTATAGATGTAGTGTTCTACCACGAACCAACCAATACTATAAAAATTCTTGATATTAAAACTTCAACTCGAGGTTGGGGAGATAAGGAAAAGAAAGATGACATTAAAATGTCTCAATTAATTCTTTATAAAAAATTCTTTGCCGAACAGTATAATTTTCCAATTGATAATATTGAGGTTGAATATTTTATTACTAGGAGAAAAGTATATGAAGGTGGAGATTTTCCACAAAAACGAATCCAAGAATTTAAACCTGCTGCTGGTAAAGTAAAAATAAATAAGTCAACACAATTATTAGAGAGTTTTTTAACTCAAGTATTTACAGATGAAGGATCTTATAATCCGATCCCACTAGAAAAGAACCCAAGCAAACATAATTGTCATTTTTGCCCTTATTCTAACAATCCCGATTTGTGTGATAAAAATGAGGAAATTAAAAAATCCTTTGCATTTTATTAGATATTGGTATATTTATATATAACATTAATTAATAATAATTAAAAACATGAGTACAAATCAACAATTAACAAGTGTAAAGGTAGACAAAGATATCTTTGAAGCATTTAAGATAGAGACAATTAAAACTAAGTTTTCTCTACAAAAATTAGCAGATAGATGTATGCATCTGTATTTAACGGACCCTGAGTTCCAAAAATTAGTTCACAACCATATGAACTTAGAATTAGAAAAATAATAAATTAGTTTATGAAAGAAGGTTATCTACCTAAAGAGCAAAGGAAAAAAATATTATTCATTTGCGATGACATTAGAATGCATTCGGGTATTGCTACAATGGCCCGAGAAATAGTTTTAGGGACTGCCCACCACTACAATTGGGTAATAATAGGAGCAGCTATTAACCACCCAGAACATGGTCAAAGATTAGATTTATCTCAAGCCACTAACACTGAAACCCAACTTACAGATACAGATGTAGTTATTTACCCAAATAATGGATACGGTAATGCTGATTTAATCAGATATATGTTGAAAAATGAAAAACCTGATGGTTTAATGTTTTTTACAGATCCAAGATACTATGATTGGTTATTTGCTATTGAAAATGAAGTAAGAAAACAAATTCCAATGATTTATTTAAATATTTGGGATGACTTACCAGCTCCACTTTACAATAGAGCCTTTTATGAATCATGTGATACATTATTAGCTATCTCAAAACAAACTAAAAACATCAATGAAATGGTTTTAGGTAAAAGAGCAGATGGTAAACTTATCTCTTATGTACCTCATGGAATTAATGAAAAACAATTCTTCCCTATAGAAGATAAATCTCAATTACAAAATACTAAGAAAAAATTGTTTGGTGATAAAGAATTTGATTTTGTAGTATTTTTTAACTCAAGAAATATTAGAAGAAAATGTGTTAGTGATTTAATGGCTGCCCATAAAATGTTTTTAGATTCATTACCTAAAGAAAAAGCAGATAAAATTGCTTTAGTATTACACACTCAAGTTGTAGATGGAAATGGTACAGATTTAGATGCTGTAAAAACATTATTATTTGGCCCAAAATCAAATATATTCTTTTCAGATCAAAGACTTGGTACTAATGAATTAAACGATTTATATAATATCTCTGATGTAACGGTATTACCTTCTTCAAATGAAGGATGGGGATTAGCATTAACTGAGGCTATGATGGCAGGTAGAATGATTATTGCTAATGTAACAGGTGGTATGCAAGATCAAATGAGATTCGAAGATAAAAATGGTAAATGGATTGATTTTACACCTGAATTCCCTTCAAACCACTTCGGTACTTATAAAAAACATGGTAAATGGGCTATACCAGTATTTCCAAATAATATGTCATTAGTGGGTTCACCTACAACTCCTTATATTTGGGATGATAGATTAGACTTTAGAGATTTAGCTAATGCTATTCAACAAGCTTATGAATTATCTCCTGAAGAAAGAGATGAGAATGGTAAAGCAGCTAGAGAATGGGTAACATCAGATGAATCAGGAATGTCTTCTCGCATGATGTGCAATAATGTAATTAAAGATATTGATTTAACATTAGAAAAATTTACACCTAAGAAACCATTTGAATTCTTTATGGTAGAAGATTTGGAGCCCCTAGAATTAGTTCATAAATTAACGTATTAATAAGATTATATGAAAAATACATTTGTAATAAGTTGTCCAATTGACACTTACAGTGGATACGGTTCTCGTAGTAGAGATTTAGTTAAAGCATTAATTAATCTAGATAAGTACGATGTTAAAATAATACCACAACGTTGGGGAAATACACCTCATAGTTTTATAGAAGATCATCAAGAAGAATGGGGATTCTTACAACCTCATATTATGCAAGGTCAAATGACTCAACAACCTGATATTTGGGCTCAAATTACAGTACCTAATGAATTTCAAGCAATTGGAAAATATAATATTGGGATTACTGCAGGTATTGAAACCACAATCTGTGCTCCACAATGGATTGAAGGTTTAAATCGAATGAATCTAAATTTAGTATCTTCAGAGCACGCTAAAAAAGTATTCCAAGAAAGTAAATTTCAAAAACAAGATGAAAAGACTAGACAAGTTGTTGGTACAGTGGAATTAACAGCACCTGTAGAAGTATTATTTGAAGGAGTAGATATTACTAAGTACTTTCAATCATCTTTACCTAAAGATTCTGAGATTAAAAATGCTCTAGATAATGTAAAAGAAGATTTTGCTTTTCTATTTGCTGGTCATTGGCTTCAAGGAGAATGGGGTCAAGACAGAAAAGATGTAGGAGGATTAGTTAGAATGTTTTTAGAAGCATTTAAAAATAAATCTAAAAAGCCCGCACTTATATTAAAAACTATGTCAGGTCCTACTAGTATCATAGATAGAGATAATATCTTGAAAAGAATAGATATTATAAGACAATCCATGCCTACTAAAAATTTACCTAACATTTATCTATTCCACGGTGAAATTTCAGATGATGAAATGAACCAACTGTATAATCATTCTAAAATAAAAGCAATGGTTAGTTTTACTAAAGGGGAAGGATTTGGTAGACCATTACTTGAATTTACTCAAACTAAAAAACCAGTAATAGCCTCAAATTGGAGTGGTCATTTAGATTTCTTAAATCCTGAATTTACCTCACTAATCCCAGGAACTTTAACTAACATTCACCCATCAGCCCAAGTACCTGATATGTTAATTGAAGGATCTCAATGGTTTACAGTTGATTATGGATTTGCTGGTGGTTTATTAAGGGATTATTTTGAAAATTATAAAAAATATCAAGATAACGGAAAACGTTTAGCTCACTATTGTAAAACTAATTTCTCATTTGAAAAGATGCAAGAAAAGCTAGATACAGTATTAACTGCTAATGTACCTGAATTTCCTAAGCAGGTTCAATTAAAACTACCACAGCTTAAGAAAATTGAATTACCTAAATTAAAAAAATCAGGAGCTGACATAACAGGAGAAGGATTTTAATATAAAAATAAAATAAAATGAAAGATAAATTATCTATATGCCCACGTTGCGGGAGTGATGCTTGTTATGTCACTCCTGTAAACGAAGTAAAAAACAGTTATTTCTGTTTTGGATGTGGTTTTCAAACAAATGATTTAATGAAAGAAAGTGAATTTGACTTTGAAATTTATGAAGAAGCCCTACCCGAACTATACAAAGATCTCAAAAATACAGATTCAGAAAAACGTGTATGGTACCCAATAACCATCAATATCCAGGATAAAGGAACGGTATTTGCAAATGGTAAAAGCAAATATGATTGGCAATGGGCAGGTGTAAAAGCAATCGAAGTAAACGAAGAAGAAAAAGGTAAATTTAAAATACCTGGAACAGAAGATTATTATACTCACAAAACTGATATTAAGTCTTTAAAAAATCACCCTCAAAATGATTTTATTGAAGCCTTAGATTATATAGAATTCTTTAAAACAAATTAAAAATATGAAAATAAGTTACGGTTTAACTGTTTGTAATGAACATGAAGAATTAGAAAATCTCATTACATATTTAACAGCAAGAATAGATGATAACGATGAAATTGTAGTAGTCTATGATCAAAATAGAGTTACTCTTGAAGTAATGTCTGTAATGGAAAATTATAAAGACAAAATTTCATCTTATCCATTTAATTTTCAACAAAATTTTCTTGAAAATAAAAACTTTATGAATAGTAAATGCACTGGAGATTATATATTCCAAATAGATGCTGATGAGATACCTGAAGAATTTTTACTTGAAAACCTAAAAACAATACTAATAGATAACCCAGTAGATTTAGTAACTACTCCTCGCAAAAATCTAGTCCCTGGTTTAACCCCGGAGCATATTCAAAGATGGGGATGGAATGTAAATGAAAAAGGATTGGTTAACTGGCCTGATACTCAAAAACGTATTTATAAAAATAATCCTAATATTAAATGGACAGGGCATCAAATACATGGGATGGTAACAGGATACAAATCATTTGCTGATTTACCATTAGCTGAAGAGTGGAGTATAATTCATAATAAAACTATTACTCGACAAGAACAACAAAATGAGCGTTATACTAAAATTGAATTAAAACAGATATAATCATGGAATATAAAAAATTAGTAGGGGTAATGATTCCTACAAGAAAAAGAGTTAATCTTTTACAAGAATGCTTAGATAGTTTTAATCAAAGAACCAAAGAAAAATCATTAGTAGAACTTTTAATTAAAATAGACACTGATGATGAAGAGACTATTAAGTTTGTTGAAGGGTATACTCCTACCTCAAAAATAGATATTAAAGTAGTTATATCTGATAGAAAAAATGGATATGGTTCCCTTCATGAACATTATAATAGTTTAGCAAAAGCCTCAGAAGCCGAATTTTTATTTGGAATGAATGATGATATAGAAATATTAACAGATTCTTGGGAACAGCAATTTAAAAAATATAAAAATAAAAGTTTTATATTAGGGGTTAATATTGAAAAAGTTAAAGATGGTGTAAGATCTCCTATGTGGGGGTTTGGTGATGGTTATAATGCTCATCCCTCTATTCCTAATGACATATTCAAATTTATAGGATCATTACAAGAACACCCTATGTTAGATGATTGGTGGGTACATATAACTAGACCTATTAGGCAAATGGGATTAGAAATGGAGAAATGGTTAGATATAACATTATTATTCAAGCGTCCTGATGGTTATAATACTGAAAGAGAAGCAGATGAAACCTATCTAGAAAGTAGAACTCACATCAATTGGGATCACCATAATTCTCCCCAATTATTTGAATATACCAATAAAGTTATAGAATACATAAATAACAACCCAGAAAAATTTATAGAAGATGAAGTATCACATTAGTATTCATATAACTCCATATGAAATAGATGATTACCAAACTTTTATTCATCAACTAAGACGTAATTTAAATTACGTTGATTTTGATATAATATTTAATCCTTGTTTAAATCTATCTAATTATTTTTATGATTGGGGGAATAGCACACTTAATTCAGAATATTTTATAACTAAATTTAAGGCATTAAACAATACACTTAAAATAAACTCAGTTTTAGTTAATGAAATAGTCAATTTTGATAATCAAATATTAGGAGCCTTATCTTATAAAAGACATTTTATAAAAAATTATAAAAATGATGTAGATGCTTTTATATGGTTTGATAGTGATATGATATTTCCGGATGATACCCTTTATACATTAGTTAATGCTTTTGAGCGAACAAATCATGAATATTGTGTAATAACCCCACAATTGTCTAAAATGTGGGATAAATCTTGGGATGTAATAGTAAATAAAGAATATTTAAGTGAAACTCCAAATCATCAAAGTTATTTAAGTTTTGATCCCTATACTCTATATACACATAATGAAGATAAATCATTAATTGAAAACCAACAATATACTAAATTTGGTTCAGGATGGTGCAATTTAATATCTTCTGGCATATTCAAAAAATATATAAACCTACCAGAAAGTTTAGGCCACTATGGAATTGATGATACCTTCATAATGTATGCTTTAGATATGTACAAACAAAAAAATCCTAACATAAAACAATTTATTGTCGATAACTTAATAGTCTCAGAAAACAATAAATTTAAATTATCATTATACAAAGATTTAATTAATAGTAATTTAGGTGTAAAAACAAAAGAAGAATTTAGACTAGAATCTGAACAAGGAATGGTTAATGAATTAAATAGATTAAAAAATGAAAATATTTTCTAATTTTATATCTGAAAATGATAGTATTTATGATAATCTTAAAAAGTTAGATAAACCCATAACTTTCTTTTATGATTATGTCCCCCAAAATGCTGAACAATTGGCAATTAACCCTTACAATTTTATTTTTCTTCAAGAACCTAATGAATTATTTGGGATGCATTCTTGGGTAAAAAATAATTGTAATTTATTTACTGGAATTTTAGCTTGGGGGAAAGAAATTTTAGATAATTGTCCTAATTCTATTTTATTTTATCATAGTTGTAATTATTTAGATAAATCTTATATTGAATCCTTTGAAAAGATAAATAAAACTTTTGAAGTTAGTTTCTTAAGTGGAGCTAAATCATTAATAGAAGGACATAAACTCAGACAAGAAATATACCAGATAAAAGATAAAATAAGTATCCCTAAAAAGTGGTTTTATACTTTAGATGATTTTAATCAAGATGATTTTGAAAAAGGAGGAATAGGAAGACCAAATGAATTTTGGCATTCTAAAAAAATCTGCTTTAACGAATCCATGTTTCATGTATGTGTTGAAAATACTAAACAACATAACTGGTTTACTGAAAAAATTAGTGATGCCTTTAATACTAAAACTATACCAATATATTGGGGTTGCCCAAACATATCAGATTTTGGGTATGATGAAAGAGGTATAATAAGATTTAATAATATTGACGAATTAGTTTATATAATAAATAATCTAACTACAGAAACCTATGAAAATATGAAATCCTATATAGATTATAATTATAATATATCTACTCAAGAACCTTCATTTAAAGACAAACTAGAACATTTCTTTTTAGAATTTTGTAACTTAAATAATATATGATATTTCCCGAAGTAAAAATTTACCAACCTGATATTTTCACTGATTTTAGAGGTGATTTATTAACATTATGGAACAAAGATAATTTTGAACCTAAATTAGATTTTAAACATGATAAAATTTCAACCTCAAGAAAACACGTTTTAAGAGGAATGCATGGTGACCATAAATCCTGGAAATTAACTTCATGTCTTCATGGAGAAATGTATTTCGTAGTGGTTGATAATAGACCAGAATCCGAAAATTATTTGAAATGGGATTGGGTTATATTAGATGATAGAACAAGAAAACAAGTATTAACCCCACCAAATTTTGGTATTGGTTTTTTAGTATTAAGTGATAAAGCGATGTTACACTATAAATGGGCTTATGAGGGGGAATACGCAGATACTGATGTACAATTTACCTTAAAGTGGGATGATCCTAAAATTGGAATATATTGGCCTATTTCTAATCCTCTTTTACAAAAAAGAGATAAATAAATTTGGATACCACAAATATTTTTCGTATTTTAAATAAAAATAAATAAATAAAAAATTATTATGAATATTTTAATAAAAAAAATAGTAGATATAGCTTCTTTAAAAAAAGAAGGTCATATACCTAGTTCATTATCTATATTGGATATAATGTATGTCTTGTATGATAAAGTATTAGATGTAGATAGTATTAAAAAAAATAAAATAGATAGAGATCGTTTTATTTTAAGTAAAGGACATGCATCATTAGGGTTGTATGTTATATTAGATCATTTTGGTTTACTTAAAGAAGATATTAATACCTTCTGTGATTTAAATAGTAAATTAGGAGGTCATCCAACTGATAAAATTGATAATGTTGAATCCTCAACTGGATCTTTGGGACATGGTTTTCCTATAGGTGTTGGTTTAGCACTAGCTTATAAGATAAAAAAATACAAAAATAAAATTTATGTTATAGTAGGTGATGGGGAAGCAAATGAAGGTACAATATGGGAATCAGCTTTATTAGCTAATCATCATAATTTAAATAATTTATTTTGTATTATTGATTTTAATCATTCAACTGATAGAGCTGTTGGATTAGGAGATTTACATGCTAAATTTAAAGCATTTGGATGGGATGTTAAAGTAATAGATGGACACAACCAAAACGAAATACTCTCAGCCTTAAATAATAAAAGTGATAAACCAACATGTATTATAGCTAACACAATAAAAGGAAAAGGGATAGAGATGATAGAAAATAATCCTGAATGGCATCATAAATTTCCTAATGAAGAAGAATATAAAAATATAATAGAAAAACTATGAGAAAACAATTTGTAACAACTATTTCAAATATAATGTCTAAAGATGATAATTTATGTCTTCTTTTAGGGGATATTGGAGTATTTGGATTTAACAAATGCTTTAAAAACTACCCAGACCGAACCTATAATATAGGAATTCTAGAACAAGCAACAATTAGTTTAGCATCAGGAATGAGTAAAGCTAATATGATACCCGTTGTTCATACTATTGCTCCATTTATTGTTGAAAGAGCATTAGAACAATTAAAAGATGATTTTGGTTACCAAAATGTAAATGGTAATTTTATTAGCATTGGTAACTCATATGATTATGCTGGGTTAGGATGTACTCACCATTGCCCAAGTGACGTAGCAACATTATCTGTTATCCCTAACATGCAGATTATCTCACCAGGTAATTCATATGAATTTGATAGTTTATTTAATCAAACTTATAATAATAATGCTCCTACTTATTTTAGACTTAGTGAGTATGAACATGATTTAGATTTTAAAGTTGAATTTGGCAAAGCCAATGTAATCCAAGAAGGATCTAAAGCATTAGTAGTATGTTATGGTAATATGTTAAAACCCGTATATGAGGCTGTAAAAAATTTAGATGTTACTTTATTATATTATTCAACTATAATTCCTTTTGATAGTGAAACTCTAAAAAAACATTTTATAAATAATATTATAGTTTGTGAACCCTTTTATAAAGGATCTACAAATTATTTTATTAATGAGTCTTTAGAAGGTATGACTTATAAATTAAGTAATATTGGAGTTCCAAGAGAATTTATCCTAAATTATGGTAAAAAACATCAAATAGATGAAATATTAGGATTAGATGTTGAATCAATTAAAATTAAAATTAATAAACTTGTATAATGGATTTCTCAAAAAATGAATACAGTAGAATATTAAAACAAGTAGACACATTAAAATTAAAAGATACAAGTGTTTTAATAACAGGAGCTAATGGATTAATTGGAGGATTTTTAGCTGATTTTTTCTCATATTTAAATGATGAATATGATTATAATATCAAAATAATATTAACTAGTTTATCAAAAAATCCTAGTAGAATCAATCACTTACTAAACTCTCCTAATATTACTTATATAGATACTGATTTATCTAAAGATGATAAATTAAATTTAAGTAAAATTGATTTTTGTTTTTATTGTGCTGGATATGCACAACCATCTAAATTCCTAGCTCAATCTATAAGTACTCTAAGATTAAATACAATAGGAGTTAGTAATATATTTAATGATATCTTTGAAATTAACCCAAAAGCAACTTGTGTATATCTAAGTAGCTCAGAAGTATATTCAGCTTCTACTAAACAAGATGCCCATTGTGAAACAGATCCAATTAATATTGATATGTCTAATAAACGTAACTTTTATATTTTAGGAAAAGTTAGTGGAGAAATGATAGTTAATAAACTAAGAGAAAATGGATTTAATGCAATATCAGCAAGAGTTTCCTTGTGTTATGGTCCTGGGGTATTACAAGATGATTCTAGAGTATTAAGTGAAATAGTCCAAAAATCATTAAGTGACTCAGAGACAATACAATTATTTGATGATGGAAGTGCTTCTAGAAGGTATTTGTATATTACAGATTTTACAACTATGTTGTTAAATATTGCTTTATATGGAACTTATAACACTTATAATTTGGCCGGTGAAGAAGAGTGTAGTATATTCGAATTAGCTAGCATTGTAGGAGAAGCTACTAATAAATCAATACAAAAAGGAAAATCAAGTAGTATAGTTTCAGCAACTGCTCCAAAAGTTGTTTGGAATTCTTTAGAAAGATATAAAAGTGAATTTGGGTATGTTGAAACTAAATTACTTAAAGATGGTGTATCTGAATTTTTAACTTGGTATAAAATGAATTTTTATTAAATTAATAACTTAAAAATAAAAAAATGGTAACAACTCATAAAATGAGAGAAGATTCAACCCAAAGACAAGGTCTTCTTAATTTATGCTATTCTGCTAAATCTTACATAGGAGACAATAATGCTCAACTTGTAGAAATTGGATCTTATTGTGGTGAAAGTGGTGAAATAATAGCAAGTATTTTCCCAAATAGTACTTTAAATTGTGTAGACCCATGGTCTAAATACACTGAAGATGATTATACTTGGGATCTTGATAAACAAGAAGCAGAGTTAAAACAAGCAGAAAAAATATTCGATACAGTTTTAGCTAAATATCCTAATATAAGAAAAAATAAAATGCCTTCTTCTCAATACGCTGATTATTTACAACCAGAAAGTATTGATTTTGTTTATATAGATGGTAATCATCAATACTCATCAGTTAAAGAAGATTTAGAAAATTGGTCTAAAAAAGTTAAAGTTGGAGGTGTAATTGCGGGACATGATTATCCTTTTCCCCCAATTCAAAAAGCATTAAAAGAATTTTTTTTAGATAAGGAACCAAAAGGTGTTTTTGGAGATGGTAGTTGGTTTTATATAAAAGAATAAATTATGATTAAATTAGTTAGCGATACTATAGATAAAAATGATATCAATCACTTAATTGAGTGGTTATCTCAAGATGAAATACCTAAACTTACTAAAGGTGAATTAACAGTTCAATTAGAAAAGAAATGGGCTAATAAAATAGGAACTAAATACTCGGTATTTGTCAATTCAGGTTCTTCTTCAATTTTATTAACATTAGCTGCTTTAAAGTTTACAAATCGTTTAAAAAATAATAAAGTAGTTGTTCCATCATTAAGTTGGGCTACAGATTTATCTTCACCAATGTTATTAGGTTTAGAACCAATTTTATGTGATTGCAATTTAAATGACTTATCTTGTGATTTAGAACATTTAGAAGAAATATTCAAAACTGAATCACCAAGTACTCTTATATTGGTATCTGTATTAGGATTAGTTCCTGATATGGAACATATTTTAAAATTATGTAATAAATACAATGTTTTACTTTTAGAAGATGTATGTGAGAGTATGGGTTCTAAACATAAAGAAAAATATTTGGGTACATTTGGTTTAGCATCATTCTTTTCAATGTATTTCGGACATCATTTAAGTACTATTGAAGGGGGTTTTGTTAATACAAATGATAAATCTCTATATAACTCTTTGTTAATGATGAGAAGTCATGGCTGGTCTAGAGATTTATCTCTTGAAGATCAAAACATTTACAACACTAAATATAATACTGATAGCTTTAGTTCATTATACAATTTCTATCTACCAGGGATGAATTTAAGATCTACAGATTTACAAGCATTTATTGGTTTAAGAGCTATAGACAAATTAGATAACTATTCTCAAAAACGAAACTTAAATTTTAAGTTCTATTTAAAAAATTTAACTAATAATGAATTAAACCTAGAAACAAACTTAGATAATTTTATTTCTAATTTTGCAATACCTGTTGTAAGTAAAAATAAAGATCAAATTATAAAGGATTTAATTGAAGCTAACATTGAAGTTAGACCTTTGATAGCAGGAAATTTAGGGAATAAACCAGTATGGTATGAAAATTATAAAAGAGTAAATCTTCCAAATTCTGATATAATAGATAAATTTGGATTTTATTTACCTAATCATCAAGATTTAACTGAATCTGATATATTAAAAATTACAAATATTATAAATAAAAATGTATGAAAAAAGCCATAATAACGGGTATTAATGGACAAGATGGGTCTTATTTAGCTGAACTTTTAATAGAAAAAGGATATGAAGTAATAGGAACCTTAAAACGAAATTCAGTAGCTGAAAATCAAACTTTTAGGTTAGATAGTGTTTTTACTAAAATTAAATTAGAATATGCTGATTTAACAGATATGGCTTCTTTAGTAAGAATTATTACTAAATATATGCCTGATGAGATTTATAATTTAGGAGCACAATCTCACGTTGCTATATCATTTGATCAACCTGTTTATACCTCCCAAGCAACTGGAATAGGTACTTTAAATTTACTAGAGGCTGTTAGATTAATTAAACCCAATATCAAAATCTATCAAGCCTCATCATCAGAAATGTTTGGGAACACTATAGATGAAGATGGATTTCAAAGAGAAACAACCCAACTTAATCCTGTATCCCCTTATGGGTGTGCTAAAGTTTTTAGTTATAATATTTGTCGTAATTATAGAAATTCTTATGGAATGTTTATTTCTAATGGTATTTTATTCAATCATGAATCCCCTCGTAGAGGAACTAATTTCGTGACTAATAAAGTAGTAAAAGAAGCTGTTAAAATCAAATTAGGATTATCTGATAACCTTAAATTAGGTAATTTAGAAGCTACAAGAGACTGGGGACATGCCAAAGATTATGTTAAAGCTATGTGGGAAATACTTCAACAAACCCATTCAGATGATTATGTATGTGCTACAGGTATATCTCATTCAGTAAAAGAATTATGTGAATATGTTTTTTCATCATTAAATTTAGATTGGAAGTTATATGTTGTACAAGATGAAAAATATCTTAGACCTGAAGAATTAAATGATTTAAAAGGAGATTCTACTAAATTAAAACAATTAACTGGATGGGAACCTACTTATACTTTTGAAACTATGCTAGATGAAATGATTGAGTATTGGTTAAATTATTATAAAAAGTAAATTTATGGAAAAAACAGCGATATTATTAGGGTGTAGAAATGATGGTTATAAAGAAAATGAAAGAATTGTAACATGTTTAACCTCTATGATAGAAACGTTTGATGAAGTTTGGTTTTGTGATTGGAATACCCCAATAGGTAAAAAACCTCTGTTATGGGAATTAGAAGACCAAATACCCAAAACTGGTAAAATTAGACATTTTATTATTGAAGAACATATAGCAAAAATTTTATCTAATTTTAACCCTAATGTAAGCCCCTTTAATGGAGTTATCTCTCAAAACCTAATGCTTAGAAGATGCACTGCTGACTGGATAGTATGCTCCACAATGGATATAATTGCACCTAAAAAAGAATATCTCCATGATTTTATATCTAACATAGACAAAAATACATTTTACTCAGTAGCTAGAAGAGATATTGAATATTCTGAATTGGAAAAAGTTGGATTTGATAATTGGAGAAGTTTTAGAGATAAAATAGATATTGAAGTTCAACCTATATATTATCCTGCTAAAGTGACACCAAATGACGAATATAGTTTAATTAATTGTTGTGGTGATTTTCAATTTGCTCATAAAGATATATGGCATAGTATAAAGGGATTTGAGGAACAAATGATATATGCTTGCTTTAATGATACGAATGTACAGAAAAAGGCAGTATTAAATGGATTTAATATAAAGGCTAATTTTAATTTGCCTGTATATCATTTATCTCATACAGGAATGGGAAATGATGGTTCTTCTCCATCAAAACAACATTATAATGATGCTTGGGAATGGGTTGAAAATTTTACTCAAAGTAAAAATGAAGATAATTGGGGTCTATCAGATATTGAAATTGAATATGAAATTTTTTAATATCCTTTAATATTTATACCAAAATTAACAATATGGAATTCAAATTACGTGATTTCTTCTTAAACGAAGAACTTCTTAAAGAAGAAGGTGAATTAAACTATAACGCTACTATTGGTGGTGAAAGCTTTAAAGTAGTAGTAGATGTAAATAAAAACCCAACCAAAAAAGGTATTAAAGTTAAATTTTTCCCTGTAAACGAAAACGGAGAAGTATTAACTAACTTAACACCTGAAGAAGTTGATACACTACAAAGTTCAATATCAACAGCAGTATCTAAAAAATTCGTTGACTATGGTTTAGAATTTGATAGAGATACAGACGCACCTGACAAAATGGCTGCTAACTTCCAAATCCCACTAGATTCAGTATTTACTTTTATCAAAGATAAAGTATTAGGTGGAAGTATGGAAGGAGAAGCCCAACCAAAAAGTTCCGATAATGAAGAGACACCTGCCTAACATATTATTAAAGGAGTATAGTACAAGGGGTATTTTAGATACCCTTTTTGCTCCTAAAGTACAACATTCTATATTTGAAAACGTTGTAGACGGGATGAAACATGCTATTAAAGACAACAAAAAAGAATTTACGGTATGTGCTATTCCGCAACTAGAGGCTAACATAGTAATAACTAAAGATAATTACTTACCTACACTAAAAGCTTCATTAGAATACTTTATTAGAATAGAGGATTATCGTAAATGTTCCCAAATTGATAGTTTATATAAAGAATTAGAAAAAAATGGATCTCAACCTACAAAATAGCCTTCACGAAGCCTTTGAACAACTGCTTAATTCTCCAGTTTTAATTAAAAAACAAAGACGAAATAAGGCATTCAAAAAGAAAATTCTATTTATATCACTTATAGAGCAATATGAAAAAGCACTTAATAAGTCTGCTCGATTACAAAGTGAATTTGGATTAGATTTATTCGAATATGAAGAGCCATTCTATGGAGTTATAGATAAATTAATGTTATTAACTTGGGGGACGAATGTATATGAATTAATTACATTCTATCTATATGAACGTACCAATTTAGATGGTACAATAAATTACTTGATTGAAACTAAAGAAGATGGAACTGAAGTAGAAGTATTTCTAAAAACCGCTGAAGATCTTTATAATTATTTATCTCAAATAATACCCGATTTTCTAAATGAAAAATAAGTTATATGGCTCATCCAAATGATTTTCGTAAGGGTCCCAAACCAAAAATATACTCAAAAGAAGATTTGTTACGTGCAATGAAGGTTACTAAAAGTATTAGAGCAGCAGCTCGATACTTAAACTGTTCCTACCAACACATTAAACCATATTTCAAATCATTCAGAGTAGACGATAACGATCTTAACTCACCAACACTATTTGATGTTCATAAAAATCAAGTGGGTAAAGGTATCCCTAAATTTTTAAAACATCATGGTAGAGATCCTGACCTACAAAAAATATTATCAGGAGAATTATACACCGAATCCTTTAGTATAGATAAATTCAAACGTAGATTAATTCAAGAAGCTATATTAGCTGAAGAATGCACTTGTTGTGGATTTAAGGAACAACGTGTATCTGATTATAGAGTACCATTACTAGTTAATTTTAAAAATGGAAATAAACGAGATTGGAAACAAGAAAATTTAGAATTTTTATGTTACAATTGTTATTATTTAACTATTGGAGACATATTTACACCTAAACAAATACAAGGTATAGAAGATACTTATGAAATACCTAAAATCCAAGAAGTTAAATGGGAAATGGATGATGCAATGTATGAGCAATTCAAATCATTGAATTTATTAGACGAAAACGATGATAAAGATAAAAATGATGATTTTATATCATACAATGACTAAAAATTTGGATATTTAAAATTTCTTTCGTATATTTAAGTATAAATTTAAAAAAGAAAGGTTATGTTATACAATGTTTCAAATACTTGGAATTGTGGTTTTATGGAAGATTATACAGTATATTCTAATACTGCTATTACTATAGATAACCCCAATGTAAAAACATCTATAGTTCAAGTACACAAATACCAAATTGAATCTTTAATTCCACCAAGTATAGTAAATACACTTAGTGGTAGATATATTGTTCCCGGTTGGATACCATGTCACCCAAATACTGAATTGAGTGATATAAAATGGACACAAAAAATATCAAAACAAGAACAAGTAAAAGAAATTGATACTTGGAAATTCAAATCATCAAGTGGAGATGGAGAATATGTTACTAAACGAAATGGATTCAAATACACTTGTAATTGTCCAGGAGTATGGAGAGCTAAGGACAGAGAATGTAAGCATATAAAAGAAGTAAAAAGTTTGGCTAAGTAAAATTTTTTTCGTATATTAAGGTTATGAAAGTAGAAAGACGAGGTAGAATAGCAGAAAACGATACTCCTATTTTACAATACACACAAGAATTTAAGGATCACAATGGTGAAACATTTACTTGGATTTGGGATAAAACCAAACACTCCAATGGTCCATTATCAGTTGAAATTAAATCTCCTGAATGGGCTACATTTGATAAAAAAGAAGCACAATTAAGTGCTTTAAAAATCAAATATGAGCCTAAGAAAAACGAAAGAAAAATTCGTATTACTAAAGCAGATAAGGAAGCAATTGAAACCTTAGAAAAGGAGTTATGTGAAATATTTTATAATCACTATCCTGAAGACCGACCTAAAATAAGAAAACCTCGTAAAACCAAATAAATGAAAACCAAAAAATTAACATTAAAAGATACAGACGCTTTAATTGAATATACTGAATCACACCCAGAGGTTATTCATATTCAAACTTATGAGATGCTAAATCATCTTTGGAAAAAAAGTAAAAAAATCTCAATGGTTGATCTATTTATTGTTACCTTAACTGATGATGAAGAAATGGATGAAGTTATTTTAACAGTTAATGAAGATGAATGGGAACCTGCTTTAGAAATGGGATTAGTATACTTCGAGGAAGTAGAAGATTATGAAATGTGTATTAAAGTAAAAAAATTATTAGAAACCTTAAATTAAATTAAAAATGAGTTATTTTTTAGCAAACGTGTCTATTGTAGACTTCAATGAAAAAGGTAAACAAACAAAAATTACCGAACAGTATTTAGTAGATGCAGTAAGCGTAACAGATGCAGAAGTAAAAGTTACTAAAATGTATGAAAATGAAGGTGGAAGCATTGATTTCCAAGTTAAAAGTGTTAAAGAAACTAAAATTTTACAAGTAATTTAATACCCACCCCTACTTATATCCCTCCATATATACGCCATGAAACAATTATTTAAATACAACGATAAACTCTATGTTGTTATACGCACTATGGCTTTTCATAATTTTGAAAACAAAAATAAAAGTATCAACATGGAAGTACTTAGAGCATGGAGGGATCATTTAGGGTGTGATCACGTTTTAAAACACAACGAACAATTTTTATTAGTACAAACAATACAAGACGCCGAAATAGAAGAATAATTATGGAAAATGAATTTATAAACCATATGAAGGGTAAATACCCGGAATTAGATATAGAAATAATTGTAGGGTTGGTTGATCAAAATGTTAATAGTATTCAACCCCACACTAACAATGAAAACAAAGAAATATCTGTTCCATTGGGATGTGATATGAATAAAAATTTAATAATCAAAATAATTTCAGAATATTTAAAGAAAAATTAAATGAAGACAGTAATTAAATACTATACCAACAATTGTATGCCATGTCAAACATACACACCGGCATTTCAACAAGTAGCATCACAAACCTCAGGAGTTCAATTTCAATCAATAGATGCCTCTAGTGGTGATCCAAGAATATTGGAACATGGGATTAGAAATGTACCTACCACAGTAGTAATTGATGAGAATGGAGATATTCGTAAACAATCAGGTGTTATGAGTGTAGAACAGTTAAAGGCATTCATAGGTTAAAAAGTATAGATAGGCTTGGATTTTTCAAGCCTTTTTTCGTATATTTAAGTATAAGAAAAAATAAGTTATGGAATTAGATTTAAAATTACTACTTACTTACATTAAGGAAGATGATTATGAAGGAATGCTAAAGTTTATCCCTGAAGGAATAGAACATAGAGCATCTAAATATACCTCAGCAGAGGATTTTGAATTAGCAGGATCATATGAGGAAGATGCTAGGTACAACTATCCTGCAAGAGATAAGATGAAAGAAGCATGTTTAGACCTTTGTATAAAAAATATTAAATAAGTTATGACAGAAGAGGAATTACAATCCTTACTCTCAGAAGAAGAAATATACATTCAACAATGGAGAGATGGTTTAATACAAGAGCAAATAAACCGTATGTAAGTTATGGAGAAAACTGGTAATACAGAAAAAATCAAATATGATTTTAATACTGCTGCTAATTTAGAATTGTTTATGCCAAACTTAAATGGTTGGTATCGAGTTACATCGCGAGAATTTCGTTCATTCAACGGAAAACGACGTATAAACAACGTTGACTATAATGGACCATTATACCATTATGCTACTAATAGACGTGCTAATAAATCGCTGTTTCCTAAAAATAAAATAGTAGAGCATAATTGGATTTCTGCAAGAAGACCTAACGATTAATTTGGGTTTTAAAGTAGGTTTTCGTATATTTAAGTATAATAATAAAACAATAAAAGTTATGGAAAAATTAGGAGTATTTTTAGGTGCAATGGCACTACTATTTGTAGCATGTGTATTATTGGCTTGGCCTGTACAATGGCTTTGGAACAACAGCCTTATCGGGGCAGTAGATGGAGTTCATCCAATTACATTCTGGCAAGCATTGGGGATTAATTTCCTATTTAGTATTTTGTTTAAAAATTCAAGTAAATAATATGAAAACATTAAAAGATTTAAAAGTAGGCGATAAAGCCTTTGATGTAAGGTATGGTGAGGTAACAATAACATCAGTTAAGAATTGTGGTTATTATCCAATTATAGCAATAAGAAATGATGATTCTTCTTCATCATACACATTAGATGGTATATTAGACTCTCACCATACATTACCAACACTATTTGTAAGTAATCCTTTTATAGCAAATCAAGGTAAATGGATGATGGTTAGTTATAATAAGGTAGATTGGTATAAAAGATTTGTATTTGTTGAAAAGTGTGGAAAGTTTATTGCTTGGAATTATGCAGAAACAGATAAAGAAGTTTTAGATAAAACAGAAACTACTGCTTGGAAATATGCCAAAGAAATAGAAGAAGAAACAATTCCTGAATACACAATGGAAGAACTTGTAGCAAAATTAGGTAATTTTAAAATCAAAAAGTAATGGTAGTAACAGTTCCAGTATTAGGGATAGTTATAATAGTATTTCTATTTCATACAGTAATGACACATCTAATAAATTGGATGTTTAGAGATTTATTAAATAATAGTAAAGGTCCACAACAAGGACTAGCTGTTATTGTAGGTATTGTAGAGTTTGTAATCTGTATAGGAGTCTTGAACTTTTATATTAACTAATTTAAGGTATAAGTAAAATCAAAAAGTAATTATGAAAACAAAAACAATTTTAAAAACACTTGGATTTTTTATAGGATGGGTTACATCTCTACTAATACTTCCTATAGGATTACGATTAATGAATCAACCAAATACTATATACACAGTACTTGGAATGTTAATATCCTTAGCATTAACTACATCGTCAATTATATTTGCCGGAAAATGTGGATGGCATGCTTGTGATCTAATATCAGAATACAGAGACAGTAAAAAAGTTAAACAAAATAAACAAGAGTAGTTATGATAGTATTTTTAATTATATTGCTAATTTTAGGTTTAGTAGTATGGATAGTGGTGGAATCTATTAATTTATTTGAATTCGAAACTCCTGCCAAAGATTTAGACATCTTGGAGATGTTAGAAAAGCATAAAGTAGATTACGGTTTAGAGAGAAAATGGAACGACAAGTTTGCACTCAAAGCATCTTTCAGATCAAATGCCCCTAACATATGTCAAACAGAATACAGTCTTTTATTCCCATACTATATAGCTAATGTAGGTGTAGTACCAATTTGGTATAAGTCAGCAAGTAAAATTAAACAAATGTTTGAGGAAAAAATCTCTGCCTCATCATACACAACAACAAAGAGAGAGAAATTAGGATTAAAATAAAAACAATTAAAAACCATTAAATTTAAACAAGAGTAGTTATGAACAAAATTTTAGTAGCAGTAGCAGTAATCTTATTAGGATTAGGATTAGCAGGATCATGTAAAATTGCCGATTCGGCAGAAGTAGCATTAGTAGTAGATCAAATCGGAACCAATAAAGGTGTTCCTAACATTGAAATGGCATCAGGGTTTATTTTCTATTTCCCACCAACACAAGATGTATTTATGTATCCAACATCAGTACAACATAAAGTATGGTCAGCAACAGGAGATGAGGATTCACAAGCAGATGAACATATTGATGTAACATCAGCAGATGGAGCCACATTCGGGTTAGATGTGTCAATTAACTTACAATTACAAAGAGCAAGAGCAGCTGACTTATTTATCAAGTATAGAGTAGGAATGGATGACTTAGTTAATTCAAGAGTAAGAACAATAGTTAGGAAAGAATTACTAGATAATGCCGTATCATTTGCTTCAGATAGTTTATTACAACATAGAAACATGTACGAAGCAAATGTAACTAGAACATTAACTGCCGCTTTAGATAAAGAGGGTTTCACGTTAAACAACATTGCAGTTCTTAAAATGGCATTACCAGCCTCATATAAAGCAGCTATTGAAAGAAAGATTGCAGTACTACAAGAGACAGCAACTATTATCTCACAAACAAAACAAGCTGAACAAACAGCATTAAAGAAAGTAGCATTAGCTAAGGGTAATTATGAAGCAGCACAATATGATGCTAAAACTAAAGAAATACTATCACAACCTAAGTTACTTGAACTATATAAAGCTGAAACCGCTAGAATAAGAGCAAATAATGGTACATCTGAATACGGGCATAATAATGTATTTGGAGCAACTTCAGGAATACTTTTAAATAGAAACTAATAATAAAATATTTGATTAAAGGCTTGCTTATGTGAGCCTTTTTTCGTATATTAAATCAAATAAAAAAGTAATGGCTGAAAAATATTATCAAGTTGTGTTAACCAATGGTAAAACACATAGTTCAATTTATAAAACTATCCAAAACGCTATTAAAAATGTAGGTGTAGGTAATATAAAAAAGATTGTAGAATTAAGAAAGGAATTGGTTGAAGCCAAATATTTAGAACAAACAGGTACTCAAAACACAAACTAATGCAATTCAATTTTAAAGGTAAAACATATAAAGTAGATGAAGATTATTGGACAGGTGATATGTTTAATACAAGCGCTGAATTTCAATTTGAACAATTAATTTATTGTATTCAGATTAAAGATTGGCTTACATTAGAAAATAGAATAAACGGGATGTTAAAACACGGAGGATTAAAAGAAATAACTAATAATAAAGAAAATGAGTAAAAACAGCAGCAAATCACATTACGAACAGTTAATAGCTTGGTTACCTACTTTAGGGCAAACTAAAATTGTTAAGGAACAATCAACAACTAAATTCTCTAAATCAGACTATTACAAGGAGAAAGGAGCTAAATAATTTGGCTCCTCAAATTTTCTTTCGTATATTTAAGTATAGAAATTTTAAAAAAATAAAGGTTATGAAAACATTAAAAGTATTATCAAGAGAAGAATTAAAATCATTGGCTCCTTCAATTTTTAACCACAAAGTTGGTTCTAAATTAACTGACAAGTATGTTCATATTCCAACAGATACAATTGTTGATGATATGGAAGCATTAGGTTGGTTCCCGTACAGTGTTAAAACTGTTAAAAGTAGAACTAAAAATGCTGCTACTAAGAAACACTTAGTTCAGTTTTTCAACCCTGAAATCGTTATCAATGATGAAAATGGTGAAGCTGATATGCATCCTACTTTATTATTGATTAATTCACATGATGGATCTACAGCTGTTAAATTTGAAATGGGTGTGTTTCGTTTTGTATGTGAAAATGGTTTGGTTATTAAATCACAAGATTTTGGTGGTTTTAAAATGAGACATATGGGTTATTCATTTGCTGACTTGAGAGTATACATTAGTCAATTAGTTGAAACATTACCAACTGTAGTTGCTAACTTGAATAAGTTTTCACAAGTTGAAATGACACCTGAACAACAATATGAGTTTGCTTTAAAAGCAGTTGAAGCTCGTTTTGGTGAAGAAAAACAATTATCTTCAGATGAAGTTAATAGCTTGTTATTGGCTGAACGTAAAGAAGATGTTGGTAATAATGTTTGGGTTGTATTGAATCGTGTTCAAGAAAAACTAACAAGTGGTGGTTTTGGTTACATGAATGCTAAAGGTAAAACAAGAAAAGCGAGAGCTGTTAAGAATTTTACTCAAGACATTGATATGAACACTAAATTGTGGGCTTTAGCTGAGGAATTTATTGCAGCTTAAAAAGGAAGGGGATAATTTTATCCCCTTTTATATATTTATCATTATAATTTAAAAATATAAAAATGGAAAATAATTTTAATTTAAAAAAATTTCTTGCTGAAGGAAAAATGCTAAAAGAAGACGTAAATAAAATAAAAACAACTGATGAATTAGAAGCATATATTAATTCGTTAGTTGATGATTATGTTCAGGATACTATAGATGTAGCAGGATATGATTTGGATTGGGATGGAAATGGTTCTAATATGGGAATCAGTAAAGAGGAATTAATAAATGACTTTAGTGATTATATTAAAGGTGAAATAAAGTACATATCTGAAGGTGAAATGTTGAAAGAAGACGAAGATGATAATGTTGATTATACTACAGATTGGAGTAAAACAAAACTAATAAGAACCGAAGAAGGTCCTGAAGGTACTTGGTGTTTATTTTTAGATCCTGAAGATGAAACAGCAGAAGAAGATGGTTTTAGTCTTGCTGTGAGAAAAAGCTATATAGAAGATGTAGCAAGTGGAGAAAATAATTATGTACTTGATGGTGATAATCATGCTACTAATATGTCTCAAGAAGAAGCACAAAGTATTTTAAATCAAATATAAATTACTTTACATACAAAAGTACTAGGCTCCTTTAAGGAGCCTTCGTATATTTATCCATAATTAAAAAATGATATTTTAAAATGGAAGAAAATAAAAAGAATAATCGTAAGTTAGAAAAAGTTCAATTTTCAATGCAGGAAATTTGGGCTGCAAGTAAAACAAAAGTATTTAAAAATAAAAAGAAATACAACAGAAAGGACTCTAATAAGGGTCCTTTTTATGTTTATTAGGATATTTAAAATTTTTTTCGTATATTTAAGTATAGAAATTTAAAAAAATAAAGGTTATGACAAGAATTAGTTTATTAGAAGAACAAAAAGCAATCCTTACATCTCAAAAAGAAGTATTAGAAAACAAAAGAGGAGACATTTATGTTAGAGAGCAAAAAGCAATGTCAGATGTTTTGCTTCCTTTCTTTTCTGATTTTTCTAAAGAAGTAGAAATTGAAGTAACAAGAGGGTCTGTTTACTTTAGAATGGCTCATCCAGATTACTCTTACAAGAAAGAATTGTTTAATATTTACTTGAGAGAGAATTGGAACTTTGATGAAAAGAAACAATCTTTCAATGGAGTTGATTTATCTTACTATACTACTTCAACTAAAGGTGATGATATTTGGGAATTAAAAAGATTACAGCTATTAGGTAAGTTAGCTGAAGTTGTAGAAGATAGTTCTTTCAGTATACTTTATGCTGTAAATAATATTGTACTTCCTTTCAAAGAAGAATATGATAGTGTTTATACTCAAATGAATTTAGTAGGAAAAGCTATTAGAGAATTAGATGAAAAAATTTCAGCTTTTAAGAAAAGTCAGATTACATTTGATTTAATGAATGAAGGAATTAAATTTGATAAGGGAGTTAACATTCAAATGAAACATAATTATACCCCACATATCTCTTCAATTAAATTAATTGATGTAAGTAAAAGTGGTAAAAAAGGAACTGCAGTTTTTGAGTTTATGCATGGACATAAATCTCAAGAAGAAAATGTAAATATAAATTCTATCACAAGTCAAGTATTAGGATATGTTAATAATATAGTTAAATAAAGGAAGGGGATTTTACATCCCCTTTTCGTATATTTAAGTATAATTAAAAAATAAAAGTTATGAAAGACGTAAATTATTTTATTGTAGAAGCATCAAATCGTACACACACTGAATTTGAATTGGATTATGCTGATGTTGTTGAAGTATTTGATGCGAGTGAAACTCATTTAACTACTGAGGATGGTAAATCATTAATCATTAGTTGGGATGAAAGAGGTTATTTTAAATCTTACTTTGTAGATGTGGAACCTATTACTTACCAAATGAGTCAATCGAGTTACATTGAACAACAAGTTAAAGGAGTTATTGAAACTCTAAAATACCTGACATATAATGGTCAAAGTGTAGATGGAGAAACAATGCAATACATTCTTAACAAAGTAGGGATGGAAGATCAAATACTAAAACAATTAGTAATGTCTCAACCAATAGAGGATGTAAGATATATGATTGAAGAAAGAGAAGAGAATGAAGAGGAATTTGAATATGAAGGTGATATAGAAGATTTACAAGGGAATTAGATAATTAAATTTAATTTCGTATATTTAAGTATAAGAAAAATTAATAATTTAAAGAAATAAAGGTTATGGCTAAAAAAACGTACAAAAATGTAGATGGAACTTCATTTCACGGAGTTACAATTCGAGCAACAGTTGAACAATTAACAAATGCTTTTGGGGAACCTGACGATAATAATACGGGTGAGGATAAAGTGAATTTTGTTTGGGATATGGAAACTGAGGAAGGAGATGTATTTACAATTTACGATTGGAAACATTATCGTTCCTTAGATTTGGATGAAGTTATTGAATGGCATATAGGGTCATTTTCTAAAAGTATTTCAAATATTGCTAAAATGGAAATTCAAAAATACTTAAATAATTTATTTTAATTAAAGGAATAGTTTATTTAAAATAAAGTTCGTATATTTAAGTATAATTAAAAAGATAAAGTTATGGAAGGTAAAAGTATTGCTTCAAAAGAATATCAATTATGGTGGGAAGCAAATCAAGAGAAAATATTAGCTCAAGATAAACTTAATCATGAAATGAATTTCAAATCAGCATTAGCTAAAAACTTAAAAACATAAAGGTTATGAAAACAATGAATAAAAAATCAATCGTTAATTGGTTAAATGCTAAAAACGAAATTAAATTAGCTGAGGATTTTGATTTTCTCTATAAGGAATTAGAATTTGTTAATGCTGAAGATGTAGATGCTGTATTTTATTTAATATTAGGTTCTAAAAAGGGACCTGAATTATTTAGAGAAATGCAATGTGAAGTTAGTACTCAGTTAATAATTGAAGAAAAAATTTAAAAAAGGAATAAGAGATTTAAAATAAAGTTCGTATATTTAAGTATAAGAAAAATTAATAATTAAAATAATAAAGGTTATGAAAAAAGATTTAGTATTACAGTCAGTTCAAAGTTCAGTTAGTTCAATTTTCTCAAAAGAAGATGTTATTAATTTAATTAATAGTATTGAAGAAAATAAAGGTAGAGTTATTACTACTTTTGATATTGGAAGAGCAATTGATAAAGTTATTAGTTGGGCAGAAAATTGTGAAATAGATTTGATTGATGTAGATTCAGTTGAGTTTGAATTAAACTATGATAATAGAATTGAAGTAGTAGGAGCTCCTATTAATGTAGATAATTTAAGAGATGCATTGGAAAACAATTTTATGGATTTAGGAGAAACTGATGAGGAACAAGATGAAGAAAACAAAGTAGTGTTAGAAGCAATTGCTAATAACGAATTATAAAAATAAATCAGTCTATAAGATGTTATTGCATTCAGTCTAGAATGAATAGTAATGATACGATTCGTAGCTCCAGGGTAGTGGCTTATAGATTACCTTAAACCAAGAAGCGGAAGGGGTGAAAGCAATCGGTCCGAGAGGGCCGAAGAGACGTGGGTTCGAATCCCACCTTGGTTGCAAATAAGTGCTTCATAACCCCTTATTCTTTTTTAATTATTACAAAACATTAAGCTCCTTTTTAAGGGGCTTTTTGTGACTAAGGAAATGGATGAGTAAAGTAAATTTCGTATATTTAAACGTTCAAGAGATATTAATTAAATAAATAAAGGTTATGAGTAGTTTAACATTCCAAGAAATAAAAGAAAATGTAATTAATAATTACAAAACATATTTAGAAAGTAATTGTGACGATTCTTTAGAAATAGATGAAGATGAATACATTTCAGAAGCAAAAAATATTAATGAATTAATTAATATATTGGATGAAATGGGTTTTAATGGAACTGAGGCTTATGATTTTATATTTGAATCAATTATAGATTAAGTATTTAATAATAGTAAAAAAAATATTATGACAAAGAAAGAACAAAAAAACATTATTACAAAACATGTAATTGATGCTGTACAAAAGAATTTCAATGTAATTGAAGATTTTAATGATGAAGAAGGTCGTGGTTACTTTACTTTCGCTATTGAACATGAAGGTAATGAATTTTTCTTTGATATGAGTAGAAATGATTTTTCTATTATATCTCATAAAATCAGAGGTGAAAAATTGTATAATGAAGCTCAACAATTAGAGCAGGAATTGGATGAATTTATTGCAAATGAAATAGTAATAGTTAGTATAAAGGAAGAGATTTTTTAAAGTAAAATTCGTATATTTAAGTATAATAATTAAAACAAATATTATGTCATATAATGAAGATTTTAGAAAAAATGCACGTGATTTAGAGGAAGAAAGACAAAATACCTTCCCTTCATGTATTAGTATTATAGAAAAGTTTATTCAAAGTGAAATTGATCGAAATGTTATGGATAATGAATATATTCTAGCATTAAAAGAGTGTACAACGTTAGAGGACTTGGTTTATGAAGTTGGGTGTTGGAGAACTACTGCATCTATAGGTGATTATACAAGTGTATCTCATTACATTTTAATGAGTTTAGATATGGAATATGATTAATAAAACATATTTCGTATATTTAATCTGTAAGAAAGTTAATAATTAAAAATGTAAAGTTATGGAAATTAAATTAAACACAGAAGTAAGAGATCAAAGAATTAATCAGCAAATAAATAAATACTACCTTGAAGCATTAGATAAAATAGCTGGATATGCTGAAAATGGTTTTGGTTTATCTGAACATATTTTCCCAAATGAAATATATGAGCAAGTGAGAACTAAATTAGGTGATCATATGCAAGCGTTCAATATTAAATTTGTTTGGCAAAGTATAGGTAACATGAATAGTGTTGCTGTTGGAGAAGGTCGTTTAATGAGATTTAAACTATTGAGTTAAGGAATAAGATATTTAAGCTATAGTTCGTATATTAAAACTGTAAAATTAAAATAATTAATATGAAAAGTTTACAATTATCAATAATAATGTCAGTAGGGATATACTGTTTACTAACATTACCTCATTTCATAGCTTGTTATACAATGGATATTAACACAGGCCACTACTATGGGTTAGTATATCCACTTTGGTTAATTATATCAATAAGTTCAATTTCAGGAATTCTTGGTAATTTAGTAGTAAGAAAATTTAAATAATAAAGTTATGAATTTATTAGCATTTCATTTAGAAGTAGATTTTGGTGAGGATTTAAGATTAGTAGCCAATAATGAAGTAGATTTAGAAAATTACTTAATTGAAAAAGGTTATAATAATATTGAATTTAATGACTTAAAAACTAATTATGGTACTTGTAGTTTGAAAAATCAATATGGAAGGGAAACTGCAAAGTGTTTTTATGTAACTAAAATTTAAAAAATCAAAATTATGATAAATTTAAGTATTCAAGATTCAATTGATGGTTTAAACAAAGTTCAAATGTTAAAAGAAGAAATTGGTAATGAATTCAGTGATAATTATAGTTCAACCAATCGAAGCATATTAGTTGATGTAAGCGAATGTGGTAACATTTGTTATACTATGGAAGTTGTTGGAGAGTATTCAAAAAACGAACCTAAATTAGGTATTTTTCAAAAACCAAGTTGGTTGGTTTGGAACGGATTATTTTATTAAAAGTAATAATGGAAGAGGATTTTATATCCTCTTTTCGTATATTTAACATGTAATAATGATAAAAGATAAAGTTATGGTAGAACAAGTTAGAGAGTATTTTAGAGTGAATTATAGTTATGTAAATCTAGCGGGATTGACAGATGTGTTTATTAGAAAATATTTGGAAAATGATTGGGTGTTAAATGTACCTTTTGAGAGAAAAATGGACTTGTTATATGATTATATCTTATCAAATGATTTAGTAGAAGTAGAGGAATAGTATTATTAAAATAAGATTCGTATATTTAACATGTAATAAGATAAAAACGTAAAGTTATGAAAAATTTAGATTTATTGTTAGAAGGAATTAGAAATATTGAAAACCAATTAGTTGAAAATGAGATTATCGAAGATGGTGATCTAATAAGTGAAGCATTAGGTGAATTGAAAGAAAGAGTATATAAAAATATTCAAAAGAAAGATTTACAGGAATTTATGAGTAAATTACATGATTTAGTAGATGAATATCACCATGCTATTTACTTGAATAATAATATATTTAAGGGAATTGGTACTATTGAGGTTGCTGTTTTAGATGAATTAAATAAAGGTAAATAATATGAAAGAAGCAGAAAAATTTTACGAGTGGATGAAAAAATTAGGTAACATTTATCTAGGTGATAATGAGGAAATGTGTAAAGCTTATCAAAAAATTATAAATAATTAATAGGCTAGGGAACTAAATAATTAAATTAGATTTCGTATATTTACGTGTAATTAAAAAATAAAAGTTATGTTAGTATTTAAAGAAAATGTATATGGTTTTGTTTACGATTCTCAATATGGTAATGTTAGAACTATTTTTAATAGACCTTTAACACAACAAGAAATTGATTTTGGTGGGGAAATACTTGGTAATGATGATTGCATACTTATTGATATTGAAGAGTGTAATGAATTATTTAACTTTGAATGTAAAGAAGATTTTGAAGATGATGAAGATGGTTTAAATGAGGTATTTGATTTTATAGATTAATTTCGTATATTTAAGTATAAATTAAAACAAATAAAGGTTATGACAGATTTAAAAGGAATATTACAGTTCATCAAGAATGCAGATCAAAGTGATATAGAATTTATAAAAAGTGCTCTATCCGTTAGAAAATCAGAAATGGTTCATGATATTAAATCATCATTAAGGGTAGGGGATAACGTTTCTATTAATCATAAAAAGATTAGTAATAATAGAATGTTTTTTGTTACTAAAATAAATGGTGTAAATGTTAAAGTTTCAGAAGTAAATGGTAAAGGAAGTTATACTGTACATCCTAGTTTATTAACTAAGGTATAGGAGAGTTAAACTGTAATTCGTATATTTAAGTGTAATTAAAAATAAAAAGGTTATGAAAATTATCAAATTAACAAGTGTTGACAAAACTGCAATTTACATTAATGTAGAACATATAGGGCATTTCTATGAAGTAGCAGATAAAATGGATTATGGAAGAGTTACAGAAGTAAAACATACTAGAATTGGGGTAACAACTCACAACAATGGTGGTTTCAAAGTAATTGAAAGCGTAGATAAAATTGTAAAAATCCTTAGCTAAGGAACAAACTAATTAAATTATATTTCGTATATTTCGAATGTAATAAGATAAAAAATAAAAGGTTATGTCAGAAAAATCAGTTCAAACAGCAGCAAACATTGCAAAGGTAGGGTTAATTATCGTGTGGGGAATCTTCATGTATTGTTTAATTTCTAATTCTATATAAGTTATGAAACAATACACACTTGAAGAAGCTGCTGAAAAATGGTGTAATCAAGAAGGTTTTTATCCTGACCCTAGGCAAAGTTTTGTCGCAGGTGCTAAATGGCAACAAGAAAGAAGTTATAGTGAAGAAGAAGTTAAAAATGCTTTTACACAAGGTTTTAATGCAAGATTTAGAATGCTAGACTGTATAGAATCAAGAGATAAATTTATGGAACAAGTTAAAAAGAAATAATATGACAGCAGTAGAATGGTTAGTATCAATTTTAAATAAAGAAGGATTTGCTCCTGTATTGACAAATGAAGAAATCAAACAAGCCAAAGAAATGGAAAAGCAACAGATTATTGATGCTTATCATATTAACCCATTAGAAACTAAATGGGGCAATATTGGAGAGCAATACTACAACGAAACTTATAACAAATAAGGAATAACATATCTAAATTAGATTTCGTATATTAACGATGTAATAAGAAATAAAAATAAAAGCATTATGGCAAGTAGATTTGGAATCGAACAAGAAATATTAAACAAGGCATTGAATAATATGATCAGTGAAGGATATATGGGTGAAAACTCGACGGTGGAAGATCTAGAGGATATGGCTTACACGTGTTGTGAGGGACTAGGGTGGTATGCTAAGGGAAAAATATATGAATGGGCGGATGAATAGGGATTTAAACTAATAGTTCGTATATTTAATATGTAATAATGATAAAATAAGAAATGAAATGGTAGATTTGAGAGATTGTAAACCGGGGGATCAATTAATATCCAAACATGGGTTAATGCTAACGTATGTTAAGGCTTTACCTGAAGGAGATTATATGGATCATGAAGTGAAATACCCTAATATATCTCCTTATTTTGGAGGTAGAGGAACTAGAACACATGATGGGTTTGTAATGAGAAAAAATAGATTACCTGAGGATCATGATATAGTGGAGATTATTAAAAAATAATAAGGGAACGTGGTTCCTACCTAATGGTATAACAATCCCTTATAAATAAGGTATTGACGTCTTCAACTAATTCATTAGTTTAAGTAATGTGGAAACAATTTCCTATGAGGGAACGCATTTAGGAAAGATATTCCTATAGGCGCGGGGGAATAGGATGGTATGTGGAAACGAGTATAGGTGGAATGTGTTGAGAGAAGGTCATGGTACGGTACCCTTCCCCCTCCGCTCCTCCACTTCCTCCTTTAAAAAAAGGTATATACAATTCCCTTGTTTAGAACGTTAATTACTAACGCTCTATAAAATAGATTTGGATTTTTAAAGTTAATTTCGTATATTTAACATGTAAGAAAGTTAATAATTAAAAAGAAAAAATATGAAAAAATTTACAGTAGAATTAGGGTTAAGAAAAAAAGCGAACCAATTGTTAATCAATTCAAACAAGCTTTCCAACGTATTTTACAATACCGGAAATACTTTCCTAGTTAACCCTTCAGATTATTCTGAATGTAAAAAAATATTAGATCGAAATTATATCAAAGTAAGTTTGGTTTCGTAAAATAAGTTTCGTATATTTAACATGTAATAAGAAAGTAAGTAAAATTAAAAAAATAAAAAGGTTATGACAAACACAGTAAAAACATTAGGTAGACCAGTTAACGTAAATTCAGTAAGACAAATCAGATTGGCCGAGTTGGCTGCAAAACGTGAAGCAGGCGAAATTAAACGTGGAAGACCCGTGAATTCCGAAAGCAAACATGCCACTCGTAAAGCGGAGTTAGAAGCTAAACGTGCGGCGGGTGAACTTAAGAAAGGTCGTCCCGTAGTAGAGGGTTCAAAACGCCAAATGAGACTATCAGTTAAAGGATTAGTTAAATTGGGACGTAAGCCAAACCCGGAAAGTGCTTCCTATAAACGTAAAATGGAATTGGAAGCGAAACGTTTAAACGGAACCATTAAGTTAGGTCGTCCTGCCAAAGCGGAATAATTTTCCCCCAATATAGTTTCGGGCCTGCTCT